AATATCCCTGGCTCTTGGGGGTGGTACCTGAGATAGATTGTGCGGCACCTTGTAGACCGCCTAGAAATCCGCCGCCCATGCTGCCGCCCGTAATAGCGCCGCCAATGCCAGGCAAAGCCACATCCATAGCTAGGCCTGCGATGCCGCCCGCGATAGCTTGGTCCTCTTGTTGCTGCTGTGCCTGGATGTCCTTCGCTTGGCCGAACGAGTTCTGGTTCTCGCCTATCGTGCCGCTTGCCGCTTCGTTGGGGCTATAGCCTTGGGCTAGTTGTCTCATACCTTCCGAGGCTTTCCAATAATTCTGATTGCCTTGCGCGTAATCGGCTTGTGTGATTTGATTCTGCGCGCCTGCTAGCTGGTTGGCCGACGATGACGCAATCGAGCCTTGAATCTGCTGCTGCACGCCGCTGGTGATTCCGCTACTTCCACCAGAACCCTGCCCCGCACCGAAGTTAGCCGCCGCCTGCTGGGCGTTCCTGCTAGCCGCGCCTGCGTTGTTGATGGCCTGGGTATTCAAGGCCGCGCGTTCCGGGGCCGAGAATCCCTGTTGGCTAGGTCCAGCCGAGAGGATTGGAGACAAAGAACGGTTGATAGAATTCAAGACGCCTTGCTGCTGTCCGAATAATGTCCCGTAGTTTCCCTGCAGCATTGTAGCGAAGCTTTGACTCTGGCCTTGAAGCTGTTTTTCTTGGGAAGTAGGCCCGCAGCATTTCTCAACCGGACCCTGATAATCATAAGACTCTTCAGAGACCCACAGCATTGTCTCCATGTCTAGGACTGCTTTTGTGATAATCTTCATGCTTCCTCGGTATGCAGAATCTACAACTTGGTTTTGTGATTCCGCGATTCTCGTGCCAACGAATATGCGTAAGTTTTGGAGCGTGGGATTCTACCCACTTTAAAAATTCTGGCTTTTCTCGTAGCTTTGACATAGCTACCTTACCCCGTTCTGAGTGTTCTGGGGTGTGATTCATAATAGCGTTTCGTCTTCGAAGAGCATCGATGACAGCTTTTTTACTTTCAGGTTTTTCTGCTCCTGCTCTTATAGCTGCTATCCACTTGGCTTTGTAAGCAGGGTTATCTAGGAACCTTTTCTTGGTTATTTTTGACCTATTAGCCCGAACACTGGGCTCATTATAGCTAGCCTTAAGTTTGGCTTCGAATATTGGGTCTTTCCTCTGCTTCTTCATTCTCGCTCGAAGAGATTCTCTATGAGCGGTTGAGAAATTTCCGTAATCTATCGAGCCAGGAAGGGAGTAGTTCATACCACCTTCGTATCCGTGCCAGGTGCGATATTGAAACATGTGAATAGTTTCAAGCCCGTTTAATTCGAGCCTATTTTCAACTTCAACGATCTCTCTAACGGGCTGCGGGAGTTCGACGCCAGGAAACTTATCTCTGAATCTTCTACCGAACGAGCCTTGACCAATTCTATGTGATCTGTCTCTTTTTAGTCCCTGCCCAACGTAAATGAATTTTGTCAGGTCATTCGGATGCGGATAGCGATACAGATGTCCTATCATTTGAACGTAGTTCTCCTGCTTCAAACTGTATCACGTAATCATCATTTCCGCAAGCCTTAAAACCAAACCGTGTGTCCATAAAGGCAACAAGGCTGGGGCTGACGGAATTGAAGATCATTCCCTTCGCGCTCTCTTTGTAAAACTCGATCAGCTTACTCATGCACCCGATCATCCCGACCACGAGCCGCTTCTTCGAGACGACTGACTCGGGAGCGAACTGGGTGTGGATGCGAACGTATCCGTCTTCTGAATCAAGGCGGACGTAACAAAGCGGCCCTGTGTCATCGGACAAACAGAACGCGAGAAGGTTATCGTTCCCCGTAAGCCACCACTCGGGTTGCCCCTGGTGGAAGTGATACGGGTCGTGGAGTATCCACTCGTTGAGCTGTTCCAAGTCTTGTTCGGTTGAAGGAGTGAGCATTTTATCCTATGTCATTATGAAGAAACTGGCTTTCGTCGATACCGATAAGCTAGTGCCCGTCCAAGGTGAGATAGACGTGTGCACGCTCGGGTCAAAGAAGATCATTCCGGGAGAGCCAGTTGCCAGAGAAGAATCTGAAACCGACTGTTTAACAACTCCGTTAACTTTTACGGTAATCGTAGTTCCCGTGGCCTCGATTCCAAGTTTATCGCCGTTGTTCACGGTGAAGGCCGTTGTGGCAAGTGCTGACTGTGAGCCCGCGATGACCTTAAATAAGTTGAGGTTTCCCGCGCCCTGCCCGTAAGAGACGAAGTAGAAATTTCCCCCGCCCCCTGTTGTGTATCGAATAAGAGGTCCAGCAAATGATCCGGAACCTATAGACACGAACGTTACTTCAGAAGACTGGTCGTTTGTGAAAGAGTTCGCGGTCCAGATAGCCTGGCACGAGACGTTGAGAGTTCCTGACGTCGCGGCGTGCGAGGCTATAACGACGGACCCTGCTTCGACGGTCCAGTTAGCTCCCAGCGCTCCATCGGGCCGTGTGAATGAATCTGTTGCCATTACCTTGTACCCGACAAGGTGAATCCTAGATATGCTGCGGTAGCGTCCGGTGAAGACGGGGCAAGGACTTGCATCACGTCGCCCGCGTTAAATGCGTGACCTAGACCACCGGTCGAAGCAAATGTGCCCACGGTACCTGCCGCAGCGAACGTGATCGTTCCGATTTGTGTCGGGGTGCCTGATACAATCTGGTTGATGATAAAGACCGTCGACGCCGTAGCCGCGACCTGCAACGTGGCTTCCGAAGTGCTGCCGTCTGTGTTCACTCCGAAGTTCGCCACAAAATTAACCGTGCGATCAACAGGAATTGCCATCAGGTCTTGAGAAGATACGTAAGTGCCAGCAATAAAACCGCCCATAACGTAAGGCAGTGCGCCGCCGCCTGTCGCGTTTATCTGGACGTTGCCGAAGGTGGTGTTGGTGAGAGATATGTTAGTCCCAGCAACTAGGTTTAAAATATTCTGAGAGTGATTGGGCACGCCGCCTGTTTCAAATGTGATACTAGGTGCAACCCCGCGCTCACTCCAGTACTGGGTGCCGTCCGAGACCACCAAGACTCCTGTGTTTGGGAGCAGTGTGATAGTCGAAGACGCGCCGTCTATGTTTGCGATTGACTGGACAGTGAACGTACCAGTTCCCGTATTCTCGATGTAACAGTACCAGCCAGCTGGCATGATAGTGCTTGCCGCAGAGAAGGTCTTGAAGTTAGCAATGGTAATGTCCATGCTAGAGGAAGCAGGCCCCGAAGTCGCACCAGATAAGATCACTGCGGGAGGCGGATTAAGTATGTACTCATCTACTCCAGCTATAAACTGACTGATAGAGGTGGCAGGAAAAGTTGTCCAAGGTATATTGGTCCAGCCAGCCAAGGCCGTGTCAGACTGACCTGCGCTGCCTTGTGTTAATCTGCCGGCAGTAAAGGCAAACGTGTTTGCAACAGAAGGAGTAATCGTAGCGCTTGCTAAGCCTGTGCTATGCTGGTCTAGTCCACCAACAACCATGCCAGAGAATTCCTCTACGATTAAATTGCAAAATGTGCCGCCTGTAAAACCGGTGACACCGACCGTATTAAATCCGGCTTTTACATTTGTCGAGTACCAGACTCCAACACGTTGAGCGCCAGAAGTTGAGTGAAGGCTTACAACGGTCCAGATGTTCCCGTTAGTGTCGCTGATGGCGAGAGGACCACCCGCACCGTTGTTACCAAAATAAGTAGCGATCATCCCGTTACCGAGACGGTTCGTTAAAGAGACCGTGCAGTTCGTGGTAGTGCCGCTGCCGCCTTGGGCCGTCTGAACGAACCCGAACGCCTGTGCCGTCCCGGGGAGCGTAACAGTGCCTCCGGAACTATTGGTCATCGAGACCAGGGTATCTCGGTCTGTTAAAACAACCGTGTAAGCCGTCCCGCTTTGAACGTTCTCGTTGATGACCGGGACATCGGCATCGGGTGGAACGATTGCGGCGACTGCGGTGGCTACGGTCTCCGTAATTATGCTCTGGGTTGCAGAGTTTATCGCAGCGATAGCGGACGGCTGCGGAGGTTGAATTCGAAACGACGGGCAATTTCCTGACGTAGCGGAGGCCTGGATGTCTGTGTGAAGACCCAGCGTCATCGTGCTGATAGCGCCTGACGCGAACCGGTCTACAGGAACTTGCGGGACAGGAGCCCCGCCGCCCGCAGTTTCCGGACGAACGCCTACCTCAGACCACCCTTCCGGGATAGTAAAATCTTTCTCGTTTGTTATGAAGTCACTATTGGGCATTACTGACCTTTGAGTACTGATCCGTTAATTGTCAAATTGTATATCGTATCACTATTCGAGGTTACGCCAAAATCCACCTTGAGCGTTATGAATATGCATCGAGCCAGGGAACCCACGCCAGCAAAATAATACCGGTTGGGTGAATATGAAACAGGTGACAACGTTGCCCCGTATAGACTCGGCGGGTCGAACTGCGGTGCCAAGGTGAACGGCGTGAATACGCTGGTCGAGTTAAAGGCCTCATTAATAAGGTACGAGACCGTAGGCTGATAGTTGACTCCGGAGAAGTCTGCTTCCAAGAATCGGAGGATTGCAAGCTCGCCTCGTCGCGCGAGAGCCAGTGTGCCTTGGATGAAGTTCGCGTCGAACGACGTTCCGTTGTCTGTGTAGACAGACGTGTCTCGCTTCGAGATCGTGTGCCCGCCTGTCGTCGCGCCTACCAGAAGCTTCTTGATACCGGGCGACGTTTCAACGGTCGTAACCATCCTGCAGCCGTTGGTGATAGCTGTGAACGGGGACCAGATCGGTTCGGTCCCGTTGACGGAGCCGTTCTGCTGGCGAGGATTCAACCGATACCACCCGGTCGAGCCGTCTGCTAAAGCGATCATGTTATCGTTTCCGCTTTGAAGCACGGAAAGGTAAACGAGCGACGGATTCCACGAGGCGTCTTGAACGCCCGAGATGGCAGCGTTCGATAACTCGTCTTCGATTGGGAAGCCCGCGTTCGTGAGCGTTAAGTTAGGAGACAGAACACGGAGAACGTTGTCGGAGCCGAAGAAGAATATCTCTCCAGCGAAGACGTCTAGAGCGTTCCAGCTGAGCATGCCCACGCCGCGCACCAGAGTGTAAGTGAAGAAGGAGCCGGTTGACGGACCTCCCGCAATAACTTCGATGGCCGACGGAGTAAAGACGACAAGTATCGAGCCGACCTTGACCGCGCGAACCGGGTTCGCTAGGAAGGTGAACTCGTCCGCAGCGTTGAACGCCGTGTTAGGATTCCCCACGCGGGTGTCTGGACCGCCGCTGAATACGACCTCGTTTCCGCTGATGCCCCAGATGCGATCAAAGTTATACTCTTGGGGGCGGAAGTTTGAAGGCGCGGGATTATTGACGCCGTCTATAGGCGCAGGCTCCAGGATGTTGAGTCCCGGATATGTCACGCCCGCGATTGTCGAAGGGATGTCTGGGAGGAAGTCTCTAAAAGACCACTGGCCGTTTCCGCCGTTGGGGAGGTTAGGGATTTCTGTTAGCTCAAACATCTCCCCGCTTCCGCCGCCGTCAGCGGAACGCCAGATGACGATTGTGTCTACTGCCGGATTCGTCGATATAGGACCCGAGATCGTAAGAACCGCACCGGGGTTTACACCCGTCGGCGTTGTCGTTGCGGGGGACGCGCTTGATACGTCGCCCGTCAAGCTTCCTGTCGGGAACGGAAGAGGTGCAGATAGTCCGGGAGGAATCGGAGGCAGAGACGTGCCCGGGACATCTACCGTATAAAAGTCAGTGAGCGAGCGCGACTTGTAAGAGTACGCGTAAGCGTATCCCTTCGTGAAGGCAAGGGACTGAGTACTGAAGGGCTCTTCGTTGAACCATATCAGCCCGTTCGCAGCCGCAGCCGCGTGGGTCTCGTTTACCTGTGACGTGGTCTTAACAGTGAACGTTGTGCTGTTCGCTGTCAGCGCTACCACGTAGCCGTTGTTCCCGGCGTTCGTGAATCCTGTGATGATAAGCTGCTGGCCTGCTAGAGTGCTCAGTCCGGTGCCGGTGTAAGTTGTGGTCGGACCAACAACAGCCACCTGGCTCAGCGTGAACGACGTGCCGTTGTCGTCGGTATACTTTCCTACTGCGGGCCACGTCGGTTGAACCGTTCCGCTCAGTCCGCTGTTAACAACGAACTCTACGTCCGGTACGAGGTTGGTATCGATAATGCTAGCGCCGCCGTAAGGCGTTGAACCGCTGGGCGGGAAGAATCCCTGCACGGGAAGGTACCACTTCGTCGCGGTTGCCCACGTTACGCCGTCGCCCACGTTGGTCCAAGTCAGACCGCTGGTCTCGACGGTCGTTACCCCGTACCCAGGATTGAACACGGGAACAGAGCCGTTAGAAATTCCGCTCACGGTGCAGACGTAAAACGCGTGCGTGAGAGCGTCGTAGATCGCGGAGAATACCGTATTGTTTGCAGACCACGCGTTGTACTGAGTCGTCGCGGCCCACGTATAAAGACCGAGGCTCATCCAGATTAGATCGCCGTCGTCGACCAAGTTTCCCGCAACTACAGGGGTGGTGCCGAACGGGGTATAACCGGAGCCGGACGTTCCGCCGCCAGATGCTTGTAGGTACAGAAGCTGTGGAGCGGGCGGTAATCCGTTTTGTAATCCTGATAATTCTACGATGGCCGTCGCCGCGTCGTTGTTGGTGACCGTGCCTATTGCGGGGTACGTCGTGCTCGCAACCCAAGGGGCCAGCCCCGCGTTCGCGATGCCGGGACCGATCCAAATCCAGACGCAGCTTCCGTCGTTGGTATGTTGACCGAGGGCCTTCTTGAATGCAGGGACCGTGTGTCCGCTTGTTCCGCTGCCTGCTGACGATGACTGAATATAAACCGCTTTCGTGAGCGGGTCGTATACGACGCACGGCTGGGCCAGCGTTCCGCCGACTGTGCCGTTGTTGAATACGCTGTTAGCTGTCCAAGGAACGATAGGGCCTTTGTTGGTCCAGGTGATCGAGCCGCCGCCTGTTGTATCTGAGGTCGTTCCGCCAGGACTCTGGTTCCACGCTGGCTGTCCGCTGCCCGATGTTCCAAATTGGGTGGTGTTGGCGGTCGACGCGTTGACCGACTGAAGCTGCCACATATCTCCGGTGCCGGAATCAAAGATCAATCCCATAGTAGAGAATTCTGTCGACGCGGTCCAGGCTACGGACGCGACGCCGCTCTCTGTGATAATAACCGTAGGCGCTACTGTGGGTGTTGGGATGCCGAAACCAAAAACCTGCCCGTTAGCTCCTGTGTTGGCCGGGTTCCAAATCCACGTATCTACCCCGTCGCCCGCGTAAAGTATTCCCGCGACGGCCACGAAGCTGGTCTGTCCTGCGCCAGCGGTCTTAGCGAATAAGAAAAATTTGACGCCGTTCTGCTCGTCCCACCAGACAGCGCCCGCAGTAATAGCCGACGCAGAGAGTGTCTCCGCGATGCCGTTCGGGTTTAGTAAAGTGAGAGTGGTTGTGGTGCTGGCGGTGACGACGAAGGAGCCGTTATTGCCCGCGTTCGCGAAACCTGATATTGTAAATATCATCCCAACGTAAGCGTTGGACGCGCCGAGAGGAAACGTTCCCGTGTAAACGGTGGTAGCGGGAGAGCCGCTAGCTGCCGCAGCCGAGGCTACAGCTAAAGTTCCAGAAGAACCTGTGTCGATGATGTCGCGGATGCTGCCGTCGAGCTGAGGGAAGGCGAACGCATAAAGAGGGGGCGTCGGATAAGTCGCGGTTGAAAATGCAGTGAGTCCGAAACGGCGTTGGAGGGAGAGAAAGTTTGTTAGCTCGACGTTCTTGCCGCCGAGTAACTGTCCGGGTCTTCCGCCGTAGAATTTATTCTCCACCTGCGTTCCGCCCGGGTGAAACTGCGCACGGTTCGTGTTCAAGCCTTCGAAGAAGGTCTCTACGAATAGAGAGCCCCAAGCGCTCGGCTTTTTAGACTGTACGCCGCTTAACTCGAATGAACCGGGCATTATACTCCTCGACCAGTGTGACCTAGCTGTACCATTCCTGTTGCCGACTGGCGTTGGATATCACGTGCTATCCACTGTTGGGCGAACGCGTTCTTCTGCATCTCAGTAAGACCGCTGGCCTTGGATAAGAATGCGGCCACGCCGCGCTGGCGATAAGTTTGCGCGCGAGGGTCATCTACCATCGCGAGAGCTTCCGATAAGAATAGGTTGTTGTAAATGTCTGAGTACTGGTCCGGAATCGGGTCCCAGCTGAAGTTGCTCACGTAAGCGGGAATCGTTTCCGCAACGCCCGCCGCGTTAGCGAGGACAAGAGACGTCGAGGTAGCGCTGACTACCGCGAACGAGCCGTTGTTCACGGTGTGCGCAACGAAGCCTGTGACGATAGCAATCGAGCCAGCGGGGAACGAGTTGGCGTCGAAGGTTCCGGTGTATGTCGTATTTCCCGCGCTGGCGTTAGCCGCAGAGGATATGAAGAAGGGGCCGAACTGGTTTGCCATCTTCTGGTACACGATGGTGACCAGGTAAATCTTGTCGGGGACGCCGAGGAATCTGAACTTGAAGTTCAACGCGCCCGCGATGATGGAAGAACTCTCGACAGATACGGCTGTGGGACGCTGTTGGAACGCAGAGATGGATAACGCCGCGTTGTTATACACGTCATCGATTTCTACCGTATTACCCTGGTCGTCTGTGAGCGCAGCCTTTTCCATAAACGCTAGGTCTGGGATTGCTTCGGTGTAATCTTGTTGGCCGACAACGGTTGTGAACGTTGTCTCCGCGCGGTTGAAGTACCACGTTAGAGGCGGGTTCAAAATAGAATTGCGAATCATCGAGGCAATCGATACGGCGGGTTCTAAACCCAGACCCGCAGTTAGTGGACTGTACTGGATATAAGGGGCGGTCCAATTGAGGGTATTTTGTAGGTTAAGCGACACTATTTTGTCCTTGAAATAATTTTAAAAGTTTACTACTTAACCAATTAAGGGCGAGGGTAATTATATGGCCAGGCGGCACCCTGGAAGTTGTTTCTGCTGCGTGCTGCGCCGAATACGGTGCGCGACGGGATGAACTTATTCTCTTCTAGTTCACGATCTTCTTTCACACGCAGTTCTGTAAGGGTCTGCTTCCAGATCGCCCACTCCGCTGGGAACTTTGCGTAGACGGTCTTTTCTGGTGAGCGGCGGTAGCACTGCGCGATAAAGCCTTCGCGGAAGAATGTCTCGAACTCATCGGGCAGCGGGCCGAGTGTCTGCGCCAGGCTGACGAATCGTACAGGCTTCATCTGCGCTGTCAGGTTAAACTGCCACTCTGTTCCTGTCGAAGTCGGCACGGGCGTGAATCGGAAGCCCCAGCCGTTCGGGTCTAGCACGGTCCACTGCGATGTTGCGCCGCTGCCAGACACTAGTACGCCAGGGACCGCGTTGCGTACGGCTGTGGGAGGCGTGATGCCCTCGGTGCCGTACGTGGTGAGTAATAGAAAGTTGCCGTTTGCGTCGACAATCTGGGTGATAGGATTGTTCGGCTGGCTTGTGGCGTTTGAGTTATCCACGTCGCCGCCTGCCGCGAACGTTCCGGGATTAACGGCCATCGTGACGGTTACGGTCGGTGCAGATAAAACGGTGGTGTTGATGCTGACGATAGTCCAGTTGCCGTTATACGCTGCGGGAAACGCGCCCGTGATGTTGAGAGTATTTCCGACGGTAACGGTCGGCAGAAGGCTGGTCAGAGTGAACGTCGCTTGACCGAGTGTCCACGACGCCGCAGTCACCGAAGAACCGAGAGGCGCTAGGTAAACAGAAAGCGGTCCTGGGTTGCCGCCGAGAGTTGCTGTACCGACGTTGGGCTGTCCCCACGTTCCATAATACAACGTGCGGTTAGGAAACCAGCACGCATAAAATCCTGGGTCGCCAAGTCCTGCCGCGCCCGTGTAAGACGCGGTGACTTGGGGAAGTTGACGCCCGCACTCGATGCGGACGAACGGTTTCGGAATTGCAGAGTTGTTGATGTCGAACGCGACGCCGCGTTCCAGCCACGACATATTGAGAAGCGGGCCAGCTGCCGAGATCGCGTTTGCAGCGTGAGTCTCTAGTACGCCGCCAGAGTTCTGTAGGACGAGAGTCGCCGCAGAAGACGCGACGCACATAAATGTTCCGTTGTTGCCCGCGTTAGTGAAGCCGGTGATTACGAAGGGCACGCCGACGTATCCGCCGAACGCGCCGTCGGGCATATTGCCCACGTATGACGTGGTGCCTTGGGAGGCCGAGACTTGGTTGACCGCAGTCAGTGTCAAGTTGCCGGTTGCCCCGGGAGCGTTAACGACCGCGTAGTCTTGCTGGTTGCTGTTAGAATAAATCGGCGGGATGTTGAACTCGTTCCACTTGTGTGGGAACGCCACCGAACAGATCGCGTTCATCACCGTGTTGGCGATAGAGAGCGCAATCGTTTGTGTGAAACCGCCCACGTTCAAAACAGGTTCGAGGTTACCGTAGGTCTCGGCAATGTCGACAATCTGCTGAAGCGGGACGCTCGAAAGACTTGTGAAGTATCCGAATGCCATGAAAAATAGTCCTTGACAAATAACTCGGGATGTGGTATCCTCTTAAGTTGGGAGGATTTCCATGAAATTTATACCAGTAAGAGAGGCAGCATTAGCCGTTGGGTACAAGGCCCACCACGCGGCTCGAAACATTCGACTGCGAGGAATCGTGCCAAAGAGGCGGATGCTCACAATCGGAAACGTAACCAAACTATTCTACTCAATCACCGAAGACGAATTGAATCAGCTTAAAAATATTCGGTCAGGCGAATTTGAAGCGCCTGTAAAAAGCATTATTAAAAACGCCGCCGACGTACAGATGGCTGTTCGAGAAAGAGAGGGCTGGACCGTAATACCAAACTACCGTGCTGGGGCACCTGACTTGATTTTGATTAGAAAGAATGAGCAAGGAAATCTTGAACTTGTTCTTGAAGAAGTCAAGGGACCAGGAGACGGTATTAGAAAGGAGCAATACCTCTTTGCTGAGAAAATGAAATTAATGGGAGTAGAAGTCAAGTTCTCTTGGCTTTAGTTTTTGTGGCTCTCTCGGAAGTGTGTACCTAGCGCGATTTGCATGTCGCTCTTCCATAGATTCCTAAAACGTACTTCCATGTGTGCGATGTCGGACTGAGTAACCACTGAGTCGGCCCCGTTTTGTCCTGCGGGTCCGGCTGGTCCTTGGATACCTTGGGGACCTGTGACTGATTTTCCATCACCGCCGTTATGGCCGTTCACACCGTCGACGCCGTTTCGCCCGTCTTTTCCAGCTGAGCCGACAACTGACTGCCCGTCTTTGCCGTCTTTTCCAGCCGCGCCATCTTTACCGTCGACTCCGTTGATTCCATCTTTTCCGGACGGTCCAACGATTGATTGGCCGTCTATGCCGTTCTTTCCAGATACTCCATTCTTTCCATCAATCCCGTTTCGCCCGTCTTTTCCAGCCGGACCAATAATTGATTGCCCGTCCACGCCGTTCTTTCCGTCTCGCCCCGCAGGTCCAGGGATATTAGAAACCCCGTCCCTACCAGGCAACCCATCTTTTCCGTTAGTGCCATTTTGCCCGTCGCGTCCCGATGTGCCTGTTGCTCCGCGAGGACCTTCCGTTCCGCGTCTGGAGACGTGAACGCTGCGGTGCTCCGCGTGCTCTTTTTCAAACTGGCTGATGCGCAGAGTGAGCGCTTGAATTTCTGATTGAAGCTGTTCCAAGGTTGCCATATTATTCCTTAAATTAAAGGCTGAACGTTCCTGTTATCTGGTTCACGGGAGCTACGGCTGCCGGGGGTGCGACCGCGTTAGCTGCGGTTAGCATCAGCTGAGCCACGACCGCTTCCAGAGAGGCCAAGCTGATAGCCCTGTGCTGGTCGTATGCGCTCTTCCACATGGTGATTGTGACAGCAATTCCGTCCACGGTGCCCACGATTGTAACTTGGGGGTCAGCTGGTCCGGGAACAAAGCTGTTGGATGTTACGACGTAAGTGTGTGCCAAGATTTTATCCTTCCTATTCTTCGGTGAACTCGCACCAAAAGCTGATAAGGGGCGCGGCTGCCGTGATCGTCGCGATGCTCACCGTAAAGTAATCGTTCACGCCTCGAAGTACGAACGCCTTAGAACCCGGCTCGTCTCCGAAGTCAAGTATGTACGGCGGCACTGCTGTCTTGCCGTCCGGTAAGCTGATCGTCACGGACTGAAACGGGCCTCCGATAATCGTGCCCACGGTCGGTGCGGCTGTCCAGTAGGTCGCGACACTCGTTGCTGCCGGGTCAACCGGGTCGGCTGAATCTATATTAGGCGTAACAGCTGTTCCGCCTGTTGCGGCTGTTGAGCGACGGGCGACGGTAAAATCCACCTGCCCCGCCGTAGTGCACCGTCCTGCTATTTCGAAATTTATGACCCTGACTACCTTGGACGCGCTTCCCTTCAATTGAAAAATCTGCCCTACGAACGGCGTGAACGCTGGGGTGACGATGTTCGAGGCAACAGTTCCGGACGCGGTACGATACGTGAACTTGATGCCGTCCACGACTGAAGTGGTGCCTGCGGTAAGAACGGGAAGAGCAGGCAGCACGTTCACGAAAACCGACACCAAGTAAGAGAATGCGGCGTTGAAATTTATCGTCATTATCGAAGCGCTCGCGGTAACAGATGCGACGTTTGACGACACGTTTGCTCCGGTATTGTTGTTGAACGCGTTCACGAAGCTTACGGAGGTCGGCGTGTATCCCAGCTGAATCGCTACCGTCGTTGATACGCCATCACCTTGAATTAGGTAAGGGAGTGCGCTGACAATTGTATTAGCCATTTAATTTTCCTTGCAGAGTACTGGCCAGCCTTGACTGGCCAGAGGGTCGAGGATTCGCTGGTGCCCCATTAGCGTTGGTACCCGGAGATTTTACTCTCCCGTTCCGATTCTATTCTTCTGTGCCTATTGCTGTGCAACGGATGTTTCCTGAAGCCAGTGTTGCCGAAAGGTTTACGTTTAAAACGTTGTTGACTGTGGACGAAAGAATTCCGTTGCCTAAGTCGATCCAGCCCGTCTCTTCGCCCGCCGTGAAGAGCGCTGTCGCTGCCGTCAAGGCTACCTGTCCTATGAAGAAGTCTTGTGAGACCGGGATGCCTACCGCCGCGTCTTGGAACGTTACCGTTAAAGTGCCCGCTGCCGCCAAGGTGGCGTTAGCTGTCAGCTGGATGTTGTATCTCATCAGGCGGAATTTCTTACCCGATGTCGGGGTCCAGAGAGCGGTGTTGCCTGTCGCAGTAACTTGAACCGTTTTGAATGTGTCCGGCGATATAATGTACATTGTTATTTCGTCCCTTGAAGATATCTATCTCTCATCACTCTTCCGTGCCAATCGCTATGACGTTGATCTGGCCTGTGGCTAGAGTGCCGTTGCCGAAATTGTCTGCTACGGCTAATGTCCCGTTTGCGGACCCAGATATTCCCTTGAGTACAAAAGCTGCCGGGGTGGTTGGCACGGCTGCCAGAACAGCTGCAGTTGCCATGAAAGTGAAAACCAAGTCACCGACTGTGGACGGGGTATAAGCACCAGAAGCGGGTGACGCGCTATTGCCAGTTGCACTTACTTGGGTTGCGTCAATGCCGCCGCCTGAGTTTATTCCTGCATACTCCATAACAACTACCTCGATTGCAGCTGCTAGATTTACGGAGGTTGTTAGAGTTATGACGTTAGCCGCAAGACCTACGGCATTTATAATATAGGCCACGCCCATAGAACTGCCATTCGTTCCATCTGACGCATTCGTTACCAAAGTTCCTGTGGTATAAGCGTTGAGCGCAGTATCTGTAACCACAACTGTGGGCGCTCCTCCTGCTGGATTTGTCGTTCTAAAAAATATAAAGTAAGAGTTTCCGGTTAAAGTAGTCAAGGACACCGTTATGGAAGATGCTGCTAATCCTGTCCCAGACGCCTGCTGAACCAACTTAAAGGCTCCGGTGTTGCTGTTGGTTTTGAAGCCTACCGTCGCTGCTTCCCACTGGTTTGAAGCTATGGTCCACGTCGGGCTGCTGATCGCAGCGGTCGTCTGAGGGACCTGTATTCCCATCTGAAGTGCTTTTCCTGCGGTAGGTCCGAGAACTCCGTTGCCTAAGTCAATCCAGCCTGAGTCGTAACCAAGGAAAGAACTCGCCGTTGAGCCAGGTATAACTAAACGATGAGTGTATGGTATCAAGGTGCCAAGAGGAAGTGGGTCTCCGCTAAATACGGTAGCTACCTGTTGGGCAAATTGCAAATTGATCGGAGCCGCGCCGCCAGCAATAGTAGCGTCCGCAGAAACTTCAATCTTGTACTTCATCAGGCGGGCTTTCTTGGTGCTGGGGGGCATCCAAATATTGTTCGCGCCTGTGCCGCTGAACTGAGAACCACGAAACACGTTCGGGGTGCGTTGGGCTACAGCGCCGTTGGTAACCAGGGCGCTTGTCTGAAGAAGGGGGGTAACGCCGATTGATATGTTAGCACCTTGTTGACTTGTTAGTGCCTCAAACGTGGTTCCGTTGTCAAATGTAGAACCTCCGGTACCGTTCGTAGACAGAGTTGCTATCGGGCCGATGCTGACGTTATTAGGGGAAGTGCCGCCTGTTCCACCTACGTACGGAATGTTCCAAGCTGTGGGCCAGCCGTTAACGAAATTGGTACCTCCCATTGTTATTCCAGGGGGTATGTTGCTCTCAGTTACGACTATCTCAAAGGTTCCCTGCGTGGATGCCCCATTAGTATATTGCACGCGCCAATATCTGTAGGGACAGAAAGCTACGACGTTTCCAATAACGTTAGCCGACACAAATAGCCCTGCTGCAGTAGTTCCGATTTGCGCTGTAAGTCCTGGATTTGATATATCATTGGAGCCTTGTATAATAAATCCTATCGCAGCGCTGGCTTGGTTGGACAGAACTTGACCAAAAAGAAAAACGCCACCCGTACCTTGCGTGTCTATCCAAGAAGAGAGATACGTGACGTTAGCTAGCAAGGGCGTGTTCGTAAAAACAGACGCGTACTTTCTTTGAATCGGTCTAACTGTAGGCCCAACCTGTGTGCCGTCACCCGCAGAGGAGGAGGCGGGGCTTAAAAGGGACCCCGCCCACTGCATGATATTGTCAACCATTGAAAACGGCATTCAAAGCTCCAGAACTATCACTACAAATAGCGTATAGCTTAGAATCCAGCTACGCCGACTTCTTCCCACAACAGACGACCGGAAACAGAGAACGTGGTCGAGGAGGTGGTGTTCAGGAGCGCTAGGACGCCGCCCGGGGGAACGATCAAGCTGCCGTCGAAGTTCTGTGTGTTAGAAAATTCTGGCATCAGCTGAGTGCTGGCGAGAGTCGTGTAGGTGAGTCCGGCAGGCGTTGCAAATTCGGAGCCTTCCATAATCACGAGGTTGTTTGTCAAGCCGGTGAGGGCGACGAAAGACATGCCCTTAACCTGAGAGCCGTTTTGCGCCAAGGACTTTCTGTTCCACGGTGCGCTGCCTGTCGAAATAGCTGCGTTGCCGATGGATACGGCCCAGACGAATACACCCGGTCCCGCGCCTGACGTCAGGTTGTTCGCGACCACGGTGAGAGCTGCTTGAGAAATAACCGCGTTCACAGTGGATGTTGCAGGATTCCAAATTCCTAGAATCGGCGTGGTGGTCGCAGTCAGCGAGATGGTGTTGGCCGTTAGAGCCGTGACCGTGCTGCCGTTCGAATACACGTTGCCTTGGAAGTTCTGCTCGTAAAAGCGACCGTGCAGTTCCGAGACCACTACGTCGCCCGAGTTCCCACCGCGACTTCCTGCCAAGGTGCCGTTCGAGTTCTTCGACGGACCCGTTAAAGTTTGAAACAACATATTTAAATCTCCTTAATTGTAGTCCACCGAAGAAGGTCTATTCACGTCATCTACTAGGTCCGGAGCCAAATTCCCTTGCCCCGATTCCTCGTAAACAGCCATTAATGTCTTTCTGATAGCCCTAAGTTCCATCAAAATTTCTTGAAAAACGAACATCGTTCCCGGCGTGTTGTCCTGCGTGAGGACATTTCCGCCAGAGCCAGATGCGCCCGCGATTGTAACAGGGATAGGATTGGATGACGACGCGCCCTGTAGCTTCCCTGTGACGTCTATGCTGCCAATCTCTATGGAAGATGTTGGGGCCGTCGTATTATTCAGTCCGACAGCTGGGTCTATAACCGTGACCGTTCCTGAAACAGGTATAGCGGTGCCGCCACTGACGCCTTGAACCGTTACGACTCCGACGGAGGGAACGCCTGCGGTGCCGTCTAAGATCGCGCCCGCGTGTCCTACGATATCCGAAGTGACCGTTCCGCTAACCGGTAGCGGGTTTGCCGCCGATACGCCTTGAAGATTACCCGAGACGATGATACCAATTTCGGTGGCTGACGTCGGCGCTGTCGTGCCCGTGAGCCCGACCGACGCGTTCGAACCGCCGCCTGAGATTACGTTAACCGATAAAGGATTGCCTGCCGTGCCGACCGCGTTCGTGCCGTCTGATAGCTCAACCGGGAGCGGGTTGGCCAGTGCCGGTGGATTGCCGTTTACGTCCGCGATGTTTACGTTGGTTAATCCACCGCCGCCGCTAGAGACGCTGACGAGAAGATTTCCGTGGATATCTGTTTGAAGGGGGGTAGCCTGTCCGTCTACGAGCGTTTCTCCCGCAGCGTTGTATACGCCGCCTACGACCTCTGCTGTCGTCGGCGCTGCGCTGTTGGGACCGCTCTTGGGAGGCGTCATAGTTTACTCGCCCGGTCCAAATGTTCCAGGGGTCCGAGAATTTTGCGGGATGATCGCCGCAACTCGGCTGTCGACGGGTGCGCCTGTTGCGCGCGAGTCTACCGCTGGGACGGCCGCGTTGCTGCTGGTTTCAACGTCAAAAATTTGTGTGCCTTGGACTGTGCGAGAGGTGTTAGGAATCTCGGGCGATACGCGGTCGTCGGGAACGCTGTAAGGTAGTGCCATATTATAGTCCTCGCGCAAGTGGTTGCGCTGTACGGAGGGAGTTTGTCGGGGATTGAATCGAGGTGAGTGTCATTTTTCCTTGGAGAAATCGGGGCGGGTCCGCCGCCCCTCGGGTTGTAATGCCGGTGACTGTGTATCGATTACAGTTGAAGGTTAGGTGTTAACGTCAGGGCCTTGCCAGCTGCTGTGCTGGAGGACGAAATCTGTTGACCGCCGAAGCGCTCGGAAGATGACGCCTTGTTGGAGGAGTCTTCTGCCATCTCTTGCGCCCGTCGCCAGCCGATGCCTGTCCAGTTCGGAATCTTGGAGCCGTTGCGGGTGAGGTACTCGTCTGTGTCGCCTGGAAGCCAGCGTGCTGAGCACAGTTGGCACTTGATGACTATCGCGCCGTCCGTAAAGGTGTGGGGGAAAACCGACGGGTCGCGCTGCTGACCACGGGTGCGTCCCTTGCCGCCCTTCAGATGCTTGCAATTCTTTTGGCTCTCGATCTTTGCGACTGTGTAGTTCTCTGACTCTTTCCTGCGCTGTAAATCACGAGCCTGGAGCGCCACTTCTAAGGCGGCTTCCTTCTCTGCGATTCTGGCTTCTTTCGCCATCATGATGCTGAGTAGCGCCATGAACTTTGCTTCCGACAAGTTCCCCGTCTTCTGGGCCTCGTCGAGGACTGCCTTAACGTCAACTTCTGTTGGTTTCGTCATAACTTCCTTGAGGTTGGCTAAAAATCTTCAACCGCCCTTATTGGCTAAGGGTCAGGCCTGATTGAACTGCGTTTGTTACTAACTACTGTCCGAGTGCTTCCTGGTCTTCGATATCGCTGTAACGTTTGCCGTTACGCTTTTCCCAAAGACTGCGGAAGTATCTTGCGGAGATCGCGTTCGGGGACGGTACCCCGAAAATTTTGTGGCACTGCGCTTCTGTGATAATCTCTTTCTCTACCAGCTGGATTGCTACCGTGCGCCATCCTCTGAAGGACTCGCCGCTCGGGATGCCGTGGTCGTCTAGTCTGAGGACGCTCCACTCGTACATCGCTGGGACCTGCAGGAAGCAGACGTAACGAAGCTTGTTGGTGCGGTTCGGAGGCGTTGCCCACAGCCCGACCGTGCCCTTCATGCCGTTGTCCATGACGACGGCCTTGATATCGTTGTCGCTCAACTTCTTCATAAATTCGCGGGTGGTGATCTTGTTGACCTTGCGGGCCAGCTCGTTGGTCAGGTCTTCCTGGTCGTCCCACTTGTAAGCCGACGCCATCTTATTCGAGATTTCTTTCTCGGCCAAGTAGCCTTCCTTAGCGTACTGCTTATAGTCGTTGGGGAACTTTACCCAATTCGGCGTCCCGCCCGCGAGCATCGTCTGGATGGCTTCGTGCGTGGCGTTGACGTCGTGGTGCTCGTTGAAAGGGTTCTCAACGTCTGGCCCCTTGATGAAGGGCTGGTCTGGCTGTGTGATGATGCTCATTGTTTGTATCCTTTGAGATATTCGATTGCATTACGAAGATTTTTAATACTGTCTTTGGCAAAACCTAGAATTGAATTGCAGTTCGAGCAAAGAATGCCGCGTACACATTTGCCACAACTTCCTTCCCTATTGCAACAAGCTCGGTTGTGGTCAACCCCTGGTTTGCTCATCTTAATTCTGCAGATGGCACACTTGTTTCCCTGATTAGACAGCTTCTTTTGATACTGCTCTTCACTCAAATTATAGAGCCTTTTTCTATTTGCTAAGCGCCCCAATTCTTTTATGCGCGCCCACTTCTTTTTGCTGAAGGTTGCTCTTTTCTTTTTCAACTCTTCTAGAAGTTTCAATCTGTTGGTATCGTAGTACTTTTTGTTGCTTTCTGCCTGTGTCATGTAATCTCCAAGAAAGATAATCTGGGGAATGTTCTTGGCACTCCCCTGATTAGTATACCACAGGTAATTAGTCCGTGGGAATATTGTTTAACAATTCTACTGAATTGCCGGGACGCTGTCGATGAACCGCACACGCTGGGTATTCAAACCCGTGGCTGGCGGAAGGGTCACAGTCTGGTGGAATTTGTAAGAGCACCATCCACCGATTGTCGAAACTGGATCGAAGCTCGATGCCGGGGCGTCAGTCACAACGCGGCAGTCAATCGTCTTCCAATCGCCGTCGTCGAGGTCTGTGTCTCCAGGAACTTGGAGCCAAACGCCGATCATTGCGTAGTTACCGAACACGTACGTTCTGTATCCGATTTTGCCGGATGCGTTGTAGTTCGCGGTGGTGGTGACGAACGGAGTCTGCATGAAACCAATGTTCGTGCCGGGGAGGACGATGACCTTGTTCTGGTCGGAGCCTGCCATAGCGTCGAACTTGTCCATGTTCTCGTACTTCCACAAGTCAGCGATGGAGTTGTTGACCGTCGTTGCGTTGTAGATGTCGCCCAACACGTTGGGGCTGATTGCGCCGAGGAACATCCCGCGCTTGCAAGGCAACACGTTCTTCGAAACAAGCTGCTGTTTCAGTTCACGGATTGTGCCGAGGTCGAGGGTGTAGGGCGAAGCAAGCAACGCCGACTGGTTGACGTTAGAGTCAACGCCGTTTGCGCTGTCTGCCACTGCGGAATACAGTTCGCTGATCGACTGCCCGGCTTGATAGCCGAGTTCGACTGCGGAGTTGCCAACCAACTCATCAATCGCTGCCGCGATGGCGAACGAAGAGAAGTTGCTGTAGTTGTTCCATTCCCCGATTTGTGCGGGTGAGGACAACTGGCTGATGACTTCCGGGTTTCCAACGGTGCCGTCCGAATTTTGGACGATGTCGCCGCTGAGCGTGTTGTACTGGAAAAACGTACGGTTGACGCCCATGTGAAGACCCTGCACGCGCCGTTCTGCTGCGCCGACGAATGCATTGGTGTTGCCCTTGAGGTTAGGAATCAGTTCCTTATCGAAAATGATCGCTTGTGCCGTCAGGACGTTTGCTACGTTTGATGCTGAGGGGTTTGGTCCACTCATATATCACTTCTGGTCTGGACTCCCGTAAACGGGGTGACCGTTATCGAACGCGAATACCGTAAGACTCAAGCTGCTTAACGAACTGAGGGTCGGTTTTCAACTTGTTCTTCATTACTTCCGGCTTCATGTTCTTCACAGTCAATAGGAATTCCTTCCTCGCGAGTGCTGGGTCTGGCGTTCCAGGACGTTGTGCGCTCAACGAACCCGGAGGCAAGCCTCCATTCACTCCCGGACGACGGGCCGCTGGTTGCACATTGGGTGCGGCGGCAGGCATCGTTACCGTTGCTTCAACCGCGGGCTGACTAGACACGGGTTGGGCTACTGCTACTGGTACGGTTACTGCGGCTGGCGTTTCCGCGACCGGGATTGCCGGGGGAGCGGGCGTTACCACAGTAGCCTCTGGCGTCGGATTAGCGACTACAGCGGCTTGTCTTGTTGCCGAGGTTTCTACCTTGGCAATTTTGTCACCCTGTTCCAAGAGGTCTTGAAAAGCGACTTCGAGGTTGTCCAGGGTAAATTCAAGTTTGTGTTGCGAGAAGTATTCGCCTATTGCTTTCTGGTTGGCCTCGCACGGGTTGTAGTCGTGGAGGTGGCGGCGCATGAACTCATTTGAGATCGAGCGGCCCGCTTCGTAGGCTTCCTTCTGCTTCAAATCATTTTCGCGCTTCTGGTACTTGGACTCGATAACTTCTTCGATCACGTCCGTGATCTTGGCTGAGTCCTTAGACTCCAGGGCCTGGCGCGCGGCTTCCGCGATTGCCTCTGGAGATAAGATTGTTCTTTCGTTTTTGAACGTCAGCTTCTGCTGTTTCAAACGGTGAAATGCTCTGGTTGCTTGGGTGTGAACTTCCCGCTTCTTGGCGGTGAGTTCTTGTAGCGTGCTGGCTTCCAAGTGAGTCGGGCGACCGATAGTCGTTCCGTCTTCGTTGCTGACCTGATACTCTTCGATGTAGCGTGTTGCTTTGCCGTTCGCATCGCGAACAACTGTCACGCCTGCTGCCTTCCACGCCGCGTCATCTGCTTCGAAGGGGGAGATAACTGGTGCTGTTACGACAGGAACTTCGGCCACAACCACGTCTGGCACCACGGGCACTTCTGCTGCCATCGCGGTAGCTTCTGCTGCGAGTTGCTCCGTAGATGGAGGAACGGTAACGCTCAACTGCGCGTCGACCGCGACCTCTCGCTCTTGAGCTTCCAACATCAGTTTAGAGACGTACGATACTACCTGACGATCTCTGAGAAGATGCTGCATCTCTGCTTTGGTTGCGGGGTCTTTCACTGCGACCTGAACGGACTTCCAGTCCATTAGAAGGACTTGTTCTTTAGTAAGACTCATTGGGAGTTCCTTATATTGATTTTACTTCGTTCCCTCTACGGGAGATTTCGGCATTTGAAATCGCGGCTTCTGCTGTATAGACAGTTCCGGCGTCTCTCTTTGCTGTGCTTCTGCTACTGCCGTGCGCTGGTGTAGCTTGACCGAGTCAAGCACCTCTGCGGAGAACTTGTTCATAGCGCGCGCCGTTGTCTGCAGCCCGGCTAGTTGTTCCGGGTAGCGTTCAACGCTCGGGTTCAACCTGATGACTTCCTCGGTCGCCTTTCGACAAGACTCTGCCATCAGACGTACCAAGATTTTCCATCCGGGTTGATTCACGAGCTGCGCGAGCGACAAGCGCTCTTCGAACGTCAGGGTTTCCCCTAACACTTTCCTAGATTCTTCTGACATTGGGCCATCCTAGTCGGTGGCCGAGTTTCCCCGGCCCCGTATTGTTATAATGCGGTTGTGGCTCCGAAACCTTGTGTCTGTTCGGGCCCGCCTGATAGTTCAGGCGATGTTGATTTTTCTATGGACGAACGGAAGGCCTCATTGCCAGCCTTGCCGAGTTGCTTCTGGTTTTCCATCGTCTGTTCTTGTTCGAACTTCTGCTGCTGCATTACAGTCGCGTTCTTCTGCTGCGCTGCTTGCATTGCTGCAGGGCTGTTCGCGTCGTGCTTCTGTTTCTGTTCCGGCGTCATAATACGGAGGAAGGCTTGGGAGAATTTCCAGCCTGCCGCGTCGGTGAACGCTTGGAAGATAGCAACGGCGTCGAACTGATATCCCGCGTCGTTGGCGTTTGCCACGAACGTGGGGTTGTTCAAAAGTTGAATCATGATTGGGAGGGCCTGGGCCATTTCTTTCTTAGCGCCTAGATTTGCTCCCGCGAGAACTTCGTACTCCATCTTCGCGTTGCGGTAAAGGATGTGGTCCATCTTGAAGTCGTTGCCGATCTTCTCGCCCAGGACTTCCTTGATGACCGACGTCGGCAACAAATCGTTGTCGAGTTCGTCCATCTGGTGCATCCAGGGTTCGAATACTTGGCGTACGAATCTTCCGGTTGGTCCGTCGAGACGGCTCGCGTTGGCTTGGACAACCGCCGCCGCGCCCGTGCCCGATCTCATGCCCGTTGTGCTGATGCCCGCGTGACCCGCGCCCTGAACCACCTGCTCGTTAGCGCCTGATGTTGCCGCGCCAGCGGACTGTGACTGCTGGATGAACGAGAACGCTTCCGCTGGAACTGGAGGCATCTGGAGGAACTTGAAGGCCTTATCAACGTCTTCTTCGACGTCGATGATGCCGCCTTGTTCCCACCGCGTATTTTGTGTGAGCGCGTTGAAGCCCTTCTTGCGTAGTGCCACTGGTTGCAAGCAGTAAGCCAGCAAATCTAGCGCGAGGTTGGTTACACCCTGCTCCACGATTTGCTCGCTGCCGATTAGCATGCCGAGGCCCTGTCCGTAAAAGCTGTCAGGGATATTGCGCCAGTTAGCCGAGTAGAAAGGAATCTTCGAGTAAGGGTTGGCTTCGTTGCGAATTAGAATGTTGTGGCCGTTGTAAATCAGGACAACGATAACCTTCTCGTCATCCCAATGCTCCAAGAGTTCCAGGGGTGCCCTGTTCGGGTCCGCCGAAGTCTTGTAGCTACGGGGCTTCGCGTGCTGCAGGTAGCCCATCATCCCTTCCGGGATGGTCATAGAAATGTTGTCAGGCCCTGGTGACGTTGCCTTCTCGAACATCCTGCGGAGGACTTCTTCGCTCGGGATGTTGTAGCCTTCGATGCCTCGAAGACGGTTCAAATCTTGGTAGGTCGCGTAGTCGCGATAGACAACCCACTTCGCTGTACGGATGTCTCCGAAGCGACAGCCTGGGTCCACAAGGACCGTGCGGATATCGCAAAACTTAATCCAAGGGTGTGATACGGTCTTGGGGTAGAACTCGATCTCGAAGTCGTCTGAGTCCGGCGTGTCAATCGGGGTCGTCTCGATTCCGTCCGGTGCTGGTACCTTCGGCGCGTAACGCTTGTACTTCTTTTCTTTCGTATTGTACTCGGTGTATCCCCACTTCCAGATAGCCGTTCCGAGGAGGGCCATCTGCTCTAGCCCGCGTTCGATCTCTTCCTCGAAGCGCATGGCCTTGAGTTGGAACGTGAACATCGCGGTCTTAGCTTGGATGACCTCAGGCGTGGTGCCTGGACTTCCGCGAAGGAGGAAGCACGGGTCTTCGTAGAAGATTCCGCCCATCAGCTTCGGGACGATGGAGCTGATGTGATTTGAGACCATGAACTTCGGTACCGCCGAATTTGCTACGTCGGTTCCGGTGTCGTAGTTGCTGGTCGAGATGGGCGATTGATACAACAGGTCGGACATGGTCCAACCGCTCGCCCACTGGTTGATGTTGATGAAATTGTCTGCCAGTTCCGTATTACTGAGAACGAGGTTAATCGCAGCAGTGTCGTTAAACTGAACGGTCCCAGTCTGCGAGTCGATGTACGTATTTTCCGTAGTGATCTCGTTGGCCTTTTCCGTTTCTAATCCCGCTATCTGCTGATCGATATCGCTCATAATCTCCACGGTCCCTTATTGCCGAAGATTCGCATCCTCGGGTCTTGCGGCTTGGGAGGAGCGACCTCAACTATAGTCGGTCCCGCTTCTGTCTTTGTCTGTAGTTGCTGGCCGAAGTATCTGTCGTATTGCTGCGACTTGCGCTGATGTTTCAGCTGCTCTTCTGCCAATCTCTTTTCTTCTTCTGGGTCGACCTTATCGATTAGCGGTCGTGCCTCTGAAGGAAGGATGTACAGTAGGTAAGAAATGCTGTCAGGGATATCATCCTTTCGGCCTTTGTTCTTTTTCTCGCCTGTGTACTGCGTGAACTGCTTAAAGGTTTCGTCTATCCAAGAGCCAAGTATAAAGTGCAAGCGGTGTTGTGCCAGCAGAATTTCAATGCTCTTGATTCGGTTGCGCTTCGCGTTCTCTTCTCGCGACGGCTGTTTCCAGTAGATGTAAGGTTGATAGCCCTGTCGTTGACCGACTCGGGTGATCTCATCTCTTAGTTGGTCGTATGCGTTTGATGCCTCGATCATCGTAACTTTCGGGCCGTAACGCTTTGATAGTGCGACGATTTGAAATGCGAGTTCTGTGTACTTCCACTTATCGTAGACGATCTCTAGGATAACGAAGGCCCACTCGTTCGCGTCGTTCTTGTAAAGTCGTGCTACTACTCCTACTGAATAGTCTGATGTCTTCTTGTCCGAAAGAGCCCAGTCCCAAACGATATAGATGTCGCCTGACTTTGGCGCTGCCTCGCGCTGGTACATGTGCGCGCGAAGGTCGGCCTCGGTGAAGCTGATCTTGAAGCCGCTGTCTTCTGCGGCATCGGATGGCTCGTTGAGCTGCTGGTTTCGGAAAAATCGTTCGCCCTTTTTGAGAAGCAGTGAGCGTAGTTTATTGAATCCCCAACGTTGGGGGAAATTCAGGGTGACCATCTCTTCCTTCAATAGGAGGATGGGTACCTCGGCATATTCTGGCTTAACAGTCCAGCAACCGCGCTTGTGATACTTTATCGGTGCAACCTCGCCTGTCTCCGCGTTAGGAGCTAGCCGGGTGCCATACCAATCGTCTGTGAAGTACCGGGTGCCGATGTGGTCCATAAACCCGTGAGGGTCTAACAGGTCATCGGTACCGTCGTACTTGACCTTAATCTTTTCGCGGGCCTCTTCGCTGTTCGAGTTCTCGTCGGTGACGATATCATCACCCTTCTTGACATCGCAGTGCCAACCTGAGAGGTTAGCGACAATCGAGTTAACCCAGACCGAACCCTCCTTCTGATCTAGAAGTCGGGCGGGACAGAACAGAGGTTCCTTTGAGGTTCCGTCTACGCCTCTGAGGACGTATTCTGGAAACAGTAAATGAAAAGCGGTTGGCTCCTGGCCTTCTGAAAGGTTGAAGTAGCCTTTAATTTCTAGTGCGAACGCTACGGCGAGTTTGTACTCACCCGTGATAATGAGGATGCGAACGTCGGGGCAGTTGAGCATCCACTGCACCGAATCAATCCCGTCAATCGTTGACTTGTAGAATCCACGACTATCAAGAAGCATCATCTCGCGATCTCTGTGAGCGTGATGGTCTTCGATCATGTCATGAAAGTCATCGAGTGTATACCCGTCAAAATACATCGACTCGATAGGCTCACGAGACTTGTCAACGGTGCCGTCTAAGTTAAGCCACGGTCCACCGAAATTTTTCGTTACGAACTGGTCGCAGGTAATCTGGTGGACGGAGCGATATAGTCCCTTGCCAAGCAGTCGACCTAGCCAGAACAAATCTTTACGAGACCGATCTCGGAGGTCTAGCCAACGCCAGAAGCTGACAACGTCATCGACCTCGAAGGTTATATCTTCGATTGAACGACGGCGTCTTCCCTTGCCACGGTTAGTGGGGTCAACGTTGGAATCCTGTATGCGAATCCTAGTTTCGGAAGGGTTGGGACGTTTGTCCTTCTTACCCTTTTTGTCCGTGCTCTCGCCTGCCTCATCATCTGCGTCTCCTGTTTCGGGCTGGCCGAAATACAGACGCACAAGTTGAGTGTAGCTGCGGGCCTCGCTTTTGAATCTCTTGCCCTCTTTGTCGAGGGATGCAACTTCGTCGAGGAGCCTTTGGACCGCCGACTCCCTATCAGCCTTGTCGATCTCTGAGACCTTTGCCGCCTTTTCGCGGGCGCGTAAGGCTCTCATTCGTTCGGTGCTGGTGGACTTCGGCTTTTTATCTAGTTCAAATTCCTCTGACATTGGGTGCTCCGAAAATTTTGTTTTTATTGGTTGAGTACTTTTTTGGCTGCTTCCCGGTTCTCTTGAGCTGCCTTTAGTTCTGCGCCAGAGTCGGCCTTGACGCCCATGAACTCGCGGTCGTCTGACTTTCTAGCTTCTCTCGCGTGAGAGTAATCGCTGGGTGATGCTGCGGGTGTCGCGGGCTTCGACGGTGTAAGACCGGAGTGTCCCGACCTCGTTCCGACGCTCGAACTGCCTGCGTCTGCCAGAGCCTTCTTCGCGCTAGCGAGCGCGTCGTTTGCCATCGTGATTCCGTTAGGTGTCGTTGCCATATTGTCCTTATTCGGTTGCGTATAATTTTCTGATAACCAGTGCCAGCCACATGTACGGAGTGAAAGAGAGCAGCCAATCACCCAGATAAAGGAGACCGTCTCCGAGGCTATAAATATTGCGCCCGATTGGGAAGATGTCCGAGAGAAGTTTCAGGTTCGAATTAGGCCCCATGACGCTGTGAACTGGGTCTATCATCTGACCGCCCTTCGCACACGCGTCAGCTGGCATAAGAGCGATATCATCTGGCTCTAGCCCCTGCAAGGAGCAGTGTCTTTCGTACTGAATCGCATTCAACATCACGGGGAACTTCCCGTGGTTGGCGATCAAGACGGCCTGGTTTGATACGACGCCCAAGCAGAACAGCAGGACGGGTACGACGAGAAGATACCAGTACGGGAGCTTTTGGAGAATTTTCATGGGTGCTACCTGGGAATCCGGCGAGAGGAATGGAGCCTTGTTTGTCCCCTGTTGCCGACTACTAAATTTTTGCGTCTGGTACTGCAGGGTCCGGTGCTGGTGTGGTCTGGTCTTTACCGAACGCTGTGGTGGCGCGGTTGACGAGATAGTGAGCGGTCGTGAATGCCCCGAGGCCTGCGAGTACTGTCCCGTCAGGAATCAGGTGAGTCTTCGCGACGTAGAAAATCAGTACGCCCGTGGCGACACTGCTGTGAAGCAGCGTCAACAACCGAGACGAACTTGGCGTGCCGTTGTCACTGAAAGCGGCCTTGAGATAACCGAGGGCTGGACGAAAGTTCATCTTAGCCCCAGTGCTTCATGTTATCAGCCATCACGGCCATCTTCTTCACATGAGCGTTGGGAGAGTTCTTAGCAGCCGCTAGACGGTCTGCTGGAATTTTTTGGTCCTTAGGAATGTTCAATGCCTCGTGCAGGCCACCCTTTCTGAGTTTGTGCATCGAGCGATAGAATGAAGTCTTGGCCGCCATCTTAAGCCGCCTGAGGTGCGCCGCCCGGGATTCCCGGTGCTGCTGCGCCTGCTGGTGCTGCCATCGGAGCGTTGGCTTCATCCATGCCTTCTCCTGGATTGGGGGCAGATGTGTGGTCCATCATGTGGTCCATCATGCCGTCGTGATCGGCTGTCGCACCTTTAACATCTTTGTGCGGGCCTTCGACGTGAACGTGATGAACTGTGTGAGAACCGTCTGCGTGGTGCTCAACGTGGGTATGGGTAAATTTGTGATGTTTTTTCATGACTAATCCTTAACTCATCAAATTGTCTTGCTTGCCTGTGCTCTCGCTGAGAAGTGGCCTCACGTAATAGCTTCCGCTAGGACGCTTGTACACCCCGACGATGCCGCCCGGTTGGACCTTAATTAAGTTATGGTCTCCGTGGAGCAAGTGACTCAGTTGATGAATTGTAGAGCTGTGAACAAATGAAATTGTGGGATGGCCCGACTTCTCGCCTTCCTCGATAACTTTTTTGAGTTCCGGATTCACTCGGGAGCGAAAGTCATTGATGCGCTCCCCACCTGGAATCTTCTGGTCGGGGTACTTCTGGTAGTGCATGATCTCTTTCATGTTCTCGTCGTTCTTCAACTGACCTGAGAACTTGCCGACGTTAAGCGCGTCAAAATTTTTAATGACCTGAGTATGGTCGCCTAAGACTAGCTCGGCGGTTTGCCTGGTGCGGTCCTTGCTGCTTCGGTATGACTTGCCTAACGGCTTGTCGCCTAAGAAGCCTGCCAGGAATCGGCGCGCGTCTAATGCCTGCTGCACGCCTGTGCGGTCAAGGGGAATTTCCATCTGCCCGCGAAATCTCTTCTCTTTGTTGAACTCTGTTTGACCGTGGCGCATGAACATCGCGACCAGCTTGTCGCCCTGCGGTTCATGCTCCGTCTCGCCTTCGGGCTCTACGAACTCACAGCACTGGTGTGCCGCGTCGGTGATGATTGCCAGGCCTTTCTCATCGTGCTGGACTTCGGGGTCGGCCATCATAACTTCTTGTTTGCACCTATTGCCAGCTTCATTCAGATACTCACAGTCCGCACAGTGATACGGGCCGTCGGAAGCGAACCCGGCCAGCTTGGTGCTCTTGGGCCAGATAGGGCCGACCCGGGAGATTAGGCTGTTGAGTCCATCTATGATTACGGGCCAGTTCTTACTCATCTCTGCGCGCCTTACGAGCGTGCTTATATGAGGGTAGGCCTTTCTCAGGAGTCGAAGCGAACTCGTGCAGTTGCTTGTGCGTCATATCAGCCAGGCCTTTGTTCTTCTTGTTCAGGTCCTCAGGATGATGCTCAGCGATTGCCATAGCAATTCTTTGCGCTTTCGACACAGCTGAAATGATACACCTTCTTATTCTGTGGAGTTTGTTTCGTCGTTATCTCTGCGGCCTGAAAGTATCTTCAGGTCTTTCTCAATATGATGGAGGTGATTAGAGAGCAACGTCCTCATCCCATTTTCCATAATATCCATGTGGGCCGTCAATCTTGAAAAGAAACTCTTGACGTTCTCATACACGCCTCTAATTTTCCAAGCGCTCGTGAGAAGTACTCCGACAATCGTAAAATCTCTGGCGACAGAAGAAATCTGTCCCAGTGTTAAACTCGCTGGGTCAAACATGTTTCACCTTTGGAAACATCTGATATACGGGAGGGGAAGCTGGGGGTCGCAATCAAACATTACTCGTATATCAAGAAATAAAGGTAGGCTATACTACCTGTGCCGTGATTTCCACACATTGCCCGTGGTGGTCGCTCTTTTGTTTGCGTCCCAGCCAACAGGGAAAAAGTGGGGCGATATTTAGTCGCCCCGATGTTTCTAGCTTTCGATTGTGAATTGGAACATGGATGCGGTGTTGCTCGAATCGCTCGTTCCGAACGTCACGCCGACCACGAGGCCCAGAACTGCGCCCTGTGACAAAGCCGGGTTGCCGGTGTTGAAGTTCAAACCGGAGATGATGTTATCCGAGGTCTTCGGGGTGGTGTTGTTCAGTGCGCCCTGGATATAAGCGGAATACTCGCCGCCGAACACACCAGAGTTGGTGTCTCCGTAGAAGTTACCCGCGAGAGCCCAAGACTCAGCAGCGTTGAACGTCGGCGCGAATGCGGTCGTGGAAGCCAGTGCGGTGTAAATCGGAGCAACCAAGGTACCAGTTACCGCGTACAATTTCACGGTTACTGTTCCTGACGGGTCGCCTGTGTCTGAACCGAAAGAGCCGGTTGCGAGAACAGAAATCTGTTGGCCGTTCAGAGTGTTCTGAGCGGGGAGGAATAGTGCGCCCACTGCGCTCGTCGAAGACGGCGTGGATGGTGCTACGCCGATTGACGGGCCGATAGGACGGGGAAAGTACTTGACAAGGGTGCCCGTTCCGCCAACTTTAGACGGAAACGCGCCTGAAACTTGAAAGTCTAAGACATTGCTCAAGGAATTATACCTCTTAATATACGCCTTATCAACGGGAAGCCGCTGACAAAACGCTTTCGGAGAGTACAGAATTAAGTTCTGTCAATCCGCACAGAGCAGTTTTGATCGAACTACCGCTTTTGTGCTTTCGTAAGTACTTAATAGCACCTACCAAAATTTTTTCATCTTCACAGCAATTACCTATCAATAGGTTACAACTGCTGCATAACAAATCTCGAAGTTCACCAGTGTCATGATTGTGGTCTTGGCACGGAATCTTTTTACGAACGCCAGCTAGCATAGGTTGTTCACATATGCTACAAAGACCTTTCTGACTTTCAAACTTGGCATCAAACTCTTCTTGAGAGATACCAAATTTCTTTAAGCGATACTGAGCAACGACCTTTTTGTTGTGTGATGCCCGCGTCTCAACTGACTGAGTGTCCCAGTATTTCATGGCAATCACTAGTCGCTTCTTTTTATTCTTTCGTGCCCATTTGCAAGACCTTTCTTTAATTCTTTCAGACCTGTCTAAATAATACTGCTTCTGATAGGTCTCGTCACACGAGCGACAGAATCCTTGCTGTCTTTTGAAAACAGTTGAAGTCGAATTCTCTAACGTATAGTCGACACCGCACTTGCACTTTCCGTTTGCCATCTTATCCTCCGATAAAGATCGACCAGGGAAGAGTATCGGCTCTTCCCCAGTCTAGACCGAGGCCGCTAAGCCTCGGGATGTTGTTAAATTTAGAAGTTGCTAGTCCACGCGGGAACGTTCGATGCGGTCAACGCTACAGGATTCAAGTTGATAGCCGCGAATGTTGCCGCGCCGTCGACGATCACTTGGACCGGGTGGTAGTAAACGTTGGCATTGAGGAACGCGCGGATGACGTAAGTGCCCGCAGCGAGACTGGGAATCGTGTAGTTACCGGAGCCGTCGCCAGCGCCGAATACGGTTACGTTGGTCAGGATGTTCAGGCACTGTACTTGCGCACCTGATGCTGCTGCTCCCCCAACATTCCCATTTATGGTAGAACCTGCCATATACTATCTCCTAGATGCCAAATCCAACCACAGGTGCAAACTACGATGTCGTCTGGCTTCTTCTTTTCAAGAAGTCGGCGGCATCCAAAACATAGACGCTGCCACATGAAGCCTCCGATAAAAATTAGGACCCGGACGCGACTCCGAGGTAATTCAGGTTGTAATGTATATTACCACCTTCATTGACGATCTGGAGTACGTCAAGCAATGACGGGTTAGCAAAGGCGCTCGCGAACAGCTGAGCTGTCGTCGCGGTGCTGGAAAGATTGGTCTGGAACTGCCCGACGCGCGTCTGGCCGATTCCGCCTGCAGAAGTGGTAGCTGCGACAGCCGGGTTGTGCACGGTGCCGTTGAAGTCTACGTTCAAGAGGATGCTGCCGCCGAGGCCGACGATCTGGATGAGGTCGAGGTTCTGCCCGCCGACGCCTTGTGTCGTGTTCTGGGGGAACGCAGCCGCGACGGTTAGACCGGACTGCGAACTGTTCGTCGAATACATTGCTGTAGGTGTTGGTGCTGACATGAAATCTCCGTGAATCTAAGGTGCGTATAATATTTGGGGCCTCGACGAGGAGTCGAACCTCGGCGTTCGCATTACAAGTGCGACATCATGACCGCTAGATCATCAAGGCTTAGAAAATTTATTTCAAAGAAATCTTTGCTGCCTTCAGCTTCAAATAGTTGCGAAGGGTTACGATGCCTTCTGCGATTGTGACGCCGCCGAAGAACACGTAAGCCGCGCCGAGGCTGTGCGCCGCGACGACAGTTCCGAATGCCAGTACCGCGACCGCTGAGAGGAATGCCGTCAGCGACTGACCGATCTTAGAGAAGAAAAACTTCATGACCGGGTTACCTTCCGCGAGGCCTTTAGCCAATCCTGCCATCGTGGTATACGCGTCGCCTAACACTGCTACGAGCGTGGTGAGAACTAGTGCTGCCAGGATAGCCGTCTGTCCCGTGGTCCATGTGCCTGCTGGAGGTGTAAACATTTGTTCTCCTAAACTCGTTTAAAGTCGTTTAAATTTTACTTGCTCATCACCCATATCACGTACACGATTGAGATGATGACCCCGACGATATTACAGATTGTCCGCGTCAACGCCATCCGTTGGTCTAAGCTGAGCGACATTCTTTTCGTCCTTTTTCTTTGTGCGGCCTTCATACCACTTACGCCGCATTCCTAGATAATCTTTTTGTACTTGCAGGGATTCCTCTGCTGCGACCCGCATAGCCCTGTCGTCCTTCCAAATGCCGATTAGAAAATACAAGGCGACTAGATCGACTACCAGTGCTGCGATTGAGGCTGCGTCTGATATCGTCATATGTCACCGAGTCAAATTGGTGGACCGTAGGAGAATCGAACTCCTGACTGATGCGTGCAAGGCAACCGTTATCCCGCTTAACTAACAGCCCAGAAATTTTAAAGAACTCCACCACGTTAAACAGGTTTTCTAGACCCGCCGTGGGTGTTCAATTGTTCTCCCTCATGACTGGTATTCCAGCAGACTGTGAAGTCGGGACTATCCAGAGAACGGTAAAAATTGTCCCGGCTCGGCTTCTCAGTTCCGACTTATAGATTTACCGGGAGTGAAAAATTTATTCGCCCTTAGGCGACTTGAAGAGCCACGAGGCGAGCAAGATAAAAAACAGCACGCCTCCGATCAATTCAAATATGATTGACATCGTTGCTCCTGAACTTATGTACCCTTATAGTGGTCGTTAAGCTGGTTAACGGGTACTATAAGGGTAAAGAGGTCGGGGCTACGAGTCGCTAATCGGCTCACGCTGCCAGCTTACGCTGCACACTGGCCCCGAAATCGTAGACACGTTTGGGTTGTCGAGGGCGCTCGGGTTATGCCTTTATACCTGACGCCTACTTCCCAAACTACAAAATTGAGGGACTATTTAATCAGCGCGCGGTCCCTACGCGCTTGGCTCATTTTTGATGAGCGAGAGAACTTATCCTAGCGAGGATACAGGCCCACGGGAGCTACCCTGGGATTTTTTGTTCTCTCTGTTGTACAACGCCTTCAGAGACTCGCCCGGATAACGTCCTTCTAGTCCGGCAGCACCAGTCTCTAAAATTGTTCTGCTCATTGCTGGGCCAACAGGATTCGAACCTGTAATGTGCTTTCGCACTGGGTGATTAACAGTCACCTGCTGTACCAGTTGAGCCACAGCCCAGCGATGGGCAGAAAGTTTGGGCCTTTCGAAGAGCAACCTTTACCCGCCTTGCGGCGACTAGGCCCGTGGGTGCTCTGCCCCGAGTGTCTTATCCGACAGACAAGTCGGCTCGGTTAGAAAATTGAGGACGGCACAGTGATGCTCCTGCCGCCCTGTAAATTTGCGCCCGTCGCCTCACGGCCATACGGGGCAGATGGTCAGTACTGCGTCCTAGACGACTGCCCTGACAGGCGGGATTGATTTAGTTGACGGTCAAAGAGTTCGTCAACAGCTTAGGATGATAGTATCCGCCGAAGGCGAACTGCATCCAGGTGCCTGCACACGAACCGGTGGCCAGCACTACGCCGTCTGAGTCCTTAACAGACCAGTCGAACGCGAACGTTCCGGGAGTCGACTGCTGTGGCAGGGTGAAGCCTGTGACAGTCAGTGTTCCGGGAGCTACCAGCGCCGGGGTGCTTTGTGAAAACAGAACCTTGCCAGCGCCTTGCATGAAGAACTCGATGTTGTCATCGTTGAAGTACAGCCCCCTGCAAACGAACTGCGAGAGGTCTTTAATGGGGTATCTCTGTGCTGCGTTACCGACAAAAGGCAAGTTAGATTGCTGATACGTGGTCATAGTCACCTCTTTTTGTGATCGAGCGGTGTCATGTCTAACGTTGTTTCTGTTTCACATTCTTGGCAAACATATCTGTGGCCTGGGCGTGGTCGCATAGTGCCCCCGCACTCTGGACATGATAAAAACTTCGGAGGGATACCGACGCCGTTTTTAGACGGAATCCACATCTCTCTTTCGTATGTCTTCATCGTGATACCATCCTACCACAGTTTCCCCTTGTTGTCAAGGGAAATCTTTAAACTCTTTTAAGCCCTAGACTCCGGGGTACTTGTGCGCGAACTTGGGCGTGGCGGGCTGCGTCGTGTGACGGCCAACCTCTTCCATGCTCGTCGGGATGCCCTTGTGTGAGCCGTCTGCCGAGACGCCCATCGATAAGGACCGACCTGTCTTAAGCGCCGCTGCGTCGTGAGACGCGTCGGTGACCTTCTCGGCCTTCGGTGTCGCGCGGCCCGGGTACTTGTGGGCGTGCGGCTGTTCGCTGGACATGCACTTCTCTGGCGCGTGCGCGCTAGATGCTGCTGTGGTGTTTGCTGACGACATGAAAGTTACCTCGTGAATTAAAGGAGTTTTTTAAGGCGAACGACAATCGCGCTGGCGATCACGTATGCCTTAACTTCTGTTTCGATCTTTGCGATCTCGGCCTTGATGGCCGCGACCTTCAAATTTGCTGGGTGATGAACTCGCCCGCCTGCAAAGCCTAGCAGAGCGGAGACTACGATTGTGATTGCGGAGAATGTGAACATTGTTATTCCTTTGAACTAGTTGTTCGGACCTGTGTGTTTCGCTTTCTCTTCGTGTTCGTTTATCGGGTAACGGTTCAGGCCGGTCTGTTTCTGGCCTTGGCGCACCGTGGAGCCGGACTGTTCTGTGGCCGTAGTAACCGCTTGGGCCTGAGGGGTCTTGCGCCCGGGGTAGCTCTGTCCGCCTACTTCGTTCTGGTTCTCACCGGAGCCGCCTGCTGCGGCCTCTGTCGCTGGCTTGTAATAAACCGAGTACGAGGGGCTGTGCTTCTCCAGTTTCTTTTTGCCGTAATACGTGGGGGTGTAGTCTTCCGGGTCTCCGTCCGCACCGTGCTCGAACGTGTCGCTGCCGCCTGGGGCTATGCTTTTGCTCATGACTTTTTGTGCTCCACTAATCTACCACCACTTAGAGTGGCCGGGTCTTTGCCGCGCTGGATGGCGCGCATTGAGGCTCCACGAAATTCATACTTGCGTGTGCCGTCTGGGTTCTCGAATGTCACGTGAATCGTGTTGTTATCGATTTTCTCTTTCGACGTAATATTTTTCTTAGACATACTCGCCCTGAACTAACTTGTTGAGTCGTCGAACGTATTCATCGGCTTGTTCTTTTGCTGCCGTTAAAATCCTGTCGTCGAACTTGTTATCGACTGCGAACGTGGAGAAGGTGCAATAATCATAATAGCCGCCTAGATAAGTGCCAGACGATGACCCGTACTCTTTCGAAGGGGTGGATGGGGCGACCGCCACCCAGTCGTTGCGACGGCGAAGAAAGGGCGACCCTATCCAAGCTTCTGTCAACTTTGGTGTCGAGATGATATTGGCCAAAGGAATCTTGACGCCGAGAATCGTGACGGACTTGCGGCTCACGAGCAGGGTCCCAAGAACTGAACGAACATGGTGACAAGCTGGGGGCCGCCGCACAAGACGTACTGGTCTTTGTTTTCCGTGTATATCACCAGGCCGAAGCACTTGTTCTCCAGCTCGGTGATACGGGTATAAGGGTCTCCGATCACGAAGAACTCGAACTCGTCAGCGTTCTCTAGCAGCAGGCGGTTGTCTTTGAAGCGGACGTTGAATCCCATGTAGCTGGTGGTCGGCGGATTCTTAGGCCGTGATGGCTCACTCAGAAATTTAAATTTAAATTCCTTGTCAACCTTAGGGTCTTGGATTCCGTAATCGAAGTCTATGCGTTGGCACAAAGGAACTTCTTGGGCCACGCCGATTTCGCGGTTAACGTGGTCGGTGAGCCTTGCGATCTTCTCTTCCAACTCTTCGATGTACTCGTAGACGCCGGACAGCTTACGGTTGACCCATGTGTGGTCGAACTCGGGGGCCGGGCTGGTCGCGACAGGCGCGTTCTCTAATGCGGTGAGACGCTCTGAAATGGTGTCGACGTCTTTCGAGACGGCGGCGAACGCTTGCTGCGTCATCTCTTGGAGGTTCGAGACGTTAGCGTATGCTTCGAGGCGAGAGTTCTCGACGAGGTCAGCTGTTTCGGATGAGACCAGGCTGATTCTGTCTTGGAGATTCGCCAGGAGGTCTAAGGACTTCTCGGTACGGCGCAGGAGGTCGCTGTTCAAGTCGGCCTGCTCGGAGGATGTCAGTCCTGGCATGTTATCTGTGTGCTTTTTCGTTTTCATTGGGTAGTCCTTTACTTTCCGCGTTTGCGGGATTGGGTCTTACGGGCCTTGCGAATCTTGGTTTTCACTTTAACTGGCTCTAGCGCCGGGATGCTGTCTTGGAAAACGGCCAGAGCGGTGTGTATCGGCGGATTTCTTTTCGCCTTCTTAAACGCTTGAAGCACGGTTCGTTTAATAATCGAGTCAGGTGCTTCAACCGGGTCCGGATGAGGAAATGTTCCTCCGAGAATCTTTTCATCAGGCTTGATACGCCCTCGCAGTCTGCTTCGGTCGAGGTAATCTAAGAAACGGTCGTTCGATTCCCTTATACGTTTACGATACTCATCTGTGTACACAGGCGTTGGTCCTGGGTCAACAGGAATAACTTTTCCGTTCTTAGTGTGCTTAATTACTTCTGCCGACGCCTTGCTATTGGTGCTCGGGAGGTCGTATAGCTCGTTGTACGCGTGGACCAGCAAGGGCTCGTCTGTGCGAATCTTCAAACCACAGTTGTAAAGGCACTTCACCTCGGTGACGCCCGTGGGGAACGTGAAGATGCTGATGTTGTAGTCTTTCCCTCCGGATATGAGGGAGGAGCGCCTACCGCCGCCCTTGATGTGGTTACAAGGAAACCGGAGCCTAGTCTTGAAAAACTGTAATGCGCTCGCGAACGAATACTTCCCCGGAGCGACCTTCTCTAGCTGCTCGACGAGGAACTGCTCGACCGATTGTGGTTTGACTTCCATTGGGTGTGTCCTTGTCCCGTACTTTCTACGGGGATTGTGTTTTAAACCAGAGAGACTCCATTACTGAAATCTGCTCGTCGATGCAAAGTCGTATAAGCGCCGTCAGGGTGCATCCCTTGTAATTCGCCAGCTTCTCTAGTCGGGCTCGACGGGGGCCCCCTAGTTCAATCTTGACTCGGGCGTTGTGCCGCCGCTTGTGTTCTGGACTAAGGGGCCCCTTAGTGCCGGGCTCCTCTTCATCAACTAGGGGGCCCCTGCTTTTTGTGGGGTCCACGTAACCGATATCGCCTGGGAGCAGCACGTCGAACGGATTGACGGGGGCCCCTGCTTTTTGAATGCTCATGACTTCCTCCTCGTAAAAGGGGTCGGGCGGTATTACGAGTACCGCCCAACGCACTCCGGAGATCAGGCCAGAGTGTTCCTAGACTTATGAAACTTCAAAGATCATATCACATACCATGTCACATGTCAAGTAGAATCGACGGGTGGGTCTGGTGATAGCCCCCTGGCGGACTCCCCCGGTAGGCGTAAGTGATTGAGTATAAAGAACATGTGACATCCGTATGGTACGCGGGGTATTGCCACGAATACGTATTCGGTGAGTCGAGGGGGCTTAGGGGCGACTGCGGCATGCCAGGTCCCCGGGGGGTCCTACAAATGCTCAGCACACAGAAAATACCTAAGTCTTTTATTTTCTTCGAGTTAGCAAGCTGAGCACGCGATGAGCGTCAGGCTCTCGCTGGTCTTGAACCATTCGCCTCTGACTCGTTGCGTTGCAAACGTTGCGTGCAATCGCTTCTCGGTCTTGCGGACGGCGACCTCGCTGCTGAATCTTGCAGACCCTAACAGGTTTAGTTTGTTAGAGTTGTCTGTCTGAAGCTCGTACAATCGTTGCTTCAGGTTGCGCGCTATGCCGATCTTTATGTTGCCAGTCGAGGCTTCCTGCACGAAATACAAATTCCACCATTTGAACATTGTAAGTCCTTTCGTTGCAACGTGGCCATTAATAGTTTATTATCCGCCAAACCGCTATTGTGGCGCTTGAATCGCTAACTCGTTGATAATACAGCCTTTTATGTTGGCCATTTGCTTGCTGGGGCAAGCTTTTGTGTGGCCGAACCTGAAAATCGTTGAAAACATTGCGCTTATCGCGCGAAAATCGAGCTTAAAGGAATTTTCTGACAATCTCGGCTTACTGCCCATATGTTGGCAGTGCTTGTAAATCATTTGCTTTGTTGACCTTGAAGGTGCTGCCAGGCGTTTGTTTTGGGTTAGTTCTTATTGAACTGTCACCAGGCGAGGTCACGAACTTTGGGTCATTGGATGTACAAGCGGTGGCATCGGCCTAATTGCGAGCCCGAGGACATCAGTGAGTTGACACTTATTGTCTATGTCCGAAGAGTGTCGTATATTTCGGACACTTTGGTCGAAGCGCTGTCACGCGGTGGTGTCATTTTACCTGTATGACACCTTTTTTTGGCTTGGGGCCTTAGATAACAAAGCTCTTAACAGAATGGTGTCATACGAAAATGCGGGGCGGCCTCAGGCTCGCGAAAACAGAGTGATATCACTTGCTCTTGTATCTATCTATGAACCATTTTTTGTGTCTAATAAGATACTAGAAGCCTGACCCACACGAGAGTGATATCACTTCAATTTCTCGATGCAGAGGTAGGGCATTGCGATTTTAGCCTAAAAATGCTTCTAATATGTTCATAGTAAACAAGTTAAGAGGAAAAAGGCTGTTTTATGACACCTATGACACAATCCTATCGCGTACTTGGCCTGACAAGTGATATCACTTGGTCAAACGGACTGATATCACTTCAAATTAGCTCTTGACAAGTGATATCACTCTGTGCTAAGCTCCTCCCCGAGGTGAGAACTATGAAACGAGTCCTTCTCCAATTCAAGCCCGACATGCTGGTCAGACTCCAGTCCTTAGCAACCCAGCGCCAGGTCTCCCTTGCCTGTATCGTCCGCTCGATCATAGAACAGTACTTTCGTACTATTGACTCCAATCCCAAGGCATGAGACGATGCAACCAGTGAGGAACACCATGACACCACATGAACCAACGGTCTGCAATCGAAACGTTCGAATGACCCATTACGTAGGAAAGAGCTATAAGGGCCTATTTGAATGTTCCTGCTGTGATCGCAAGACATGGCAGCACCTCGGTTTTCTAGGCCGTCGTGACATGGTTTGCAACGGAGAGAAATTTTATAAGGTCGATAAGAGCTTTACGCCAGTAAATCTAGGAGAGATAGAATGACAGACTCATTCACATTCCCCAACAGCCCTAGAGGCCACGAACTGCGAGCCCAGCTGGTCACACACGCGATCAAACAAGGCCGCACCTGCCGCGAATTCGAGGAGAGCTGGCAAGACGGCAAACTGGTCACAACGGTATTAAGGCTCGAAGTGAGCAAGCGACTCGACGAAGGCAAGATAGCACAAGATATGAAAGCGAGGAAGTCATGAGTCTATTCACACTTTTATTCGGTGAACCAAACCAGGGCGCGCAGTTCAACCAAACGCTCTCGACCAAGATTAAGGTAAACGACCGCGTCCGACACCGTGTCACCCAAGACCTAGGCGTATGCTTTCAAACCGGCACGGTCACATCGGGCCGTTTCACAGTCCCAGCGATCAGCGTACGGTACGACACAGGCAGCGAGGCGTGGATGCTCTCAGCCGAGGAATTCATGAAGGCAACGAAGTACTAGACAAATTCGGTACCGAAGTACTATGGACACAAATCTAGATCGGTGAGAGAATACAAACATGGAAAACACAAAGATCAGCAGCGTCGTCCGAGTCGCACTTTACGCGGAGTTACTCGCGAAGGATATTCGTACCCTCGCCCACCCCGCGTCCATCCACGAAATGCAGCGCCAGCTGGACCTGGCCGTCCAAGATCTTAAGGTCAACGTGATGACCCAGGTATTCAGCGATATGGTTGCAATCGGGTTGGTATCCTTATATGGAGGCAAGTAATGTCCCTGCTATTCGAATCCGAGACCTGCTCACGTTGCGACGGTTCCGGCCAGTACTCATACTGCCAGTCTTACGGCACTACCTGTTTCCGGTGTCGCGGCCAGAAGGAAACGCTAACCAAGCGAGGCACCGCAGCACAAAGTTTATTCACACGTCTTCTGAGCAAGTCAGTTAGCCAGCTGGCGGTCGGTGACAAGTTCAAAGACCTGCTTATGACAAACGGCGGAAACTTCGGATACTCGTGGCTCAAAGTTCAATCGATCCACGTGAATGAAGACGGCAGCACCCAGGTCATTACAGACAAGTGCACCTTCGCCGGAATGGACTCCAGGTCCCAGGTACGATTCGCTTACACGGTAGACGTGAAGCGCTCCGTCCTTGATATCGCTCTCTCATACCAGAGCATCCTGACCAAGTCTGGAGCGGAACCAGCCTGGTACAAGACGATAGCGTGGGGCTAAACTAAAGTACCATTGACTATATTCCTAGGTTGTGAGAGAATCCAAAACAGTGAGGACACGAACATGACACTCTGCACCAACTGCCAGTCAAAGATTCCAAGCCTGCGAGCCAGGAAGCAAGCGGTCAACGCCGACCTGCACAAGCTCGGTCTCATCTACCACCAGGCAGTTCCTATGCTCACCATAGAACTGATTTTACACGACCACGGCTTCGAGGTCGGCGAGAATCACTTTACTCACTACGTCGATTATCACACTTCTCGCCTGCACGAGGAGATTGGCGAGGGTCTCTGGCTGTCCGCATCATTCTACCGCATGGAGTCCGGACGCTGGGAAGTGGTGGCTTATGTCAACGGCTAAGCTGGTGTGCGTATTACTCGCGGTCAAGTTCGCGACAATCGTTATATGGAAAGGGATAACCAGATGAGCAAGAAAATTCTCGATACCGAAACAGCTGTGAATCTTAATGAACTTATCAGAATGTTAAAAGAGTTTCGGGACCACCCCGTTAACGAGTACTTGACTTACGTCACAATTAATTCTGACAGCGTCCGCCTTAACCTTGTAGAGGAGACACTGTCCGACGGCAGCAAGGTGTACAATGTTGAACTGTCGGCGGTGACATATGAATGACGTATTCATCGTAGAACTATCTCAAGCTGAAGTTAATTTGATTCACGCGGCATTCAGCAGGATGCACGAGAACGACCAGCTGCGCACAGAATCAAATATGCTGTTCCACGACATTCGCACACGTCGAGCAATCAAAAAGTTAACCGACCGCATCCCCACATCGCGCGTCCTATCAGACCCCGAGATAGTAATCTTGAACGCGGGGTTGGGACTGTGAAACCTCTAACGAAGCTAGTTCACGAGACCATCCAAGGCCTGAGAGGTGTCCTCGCGAAGTGTTGCGCTCGCTGCACCAGGCCTATCGAAGGCCAGGAAGTCTTCACGGTCACAAGATACACGTACGGACCTTGCTGCATAATGCAGGTCGAGGAAGAGCGCAAGTAGTACTACCGAAAATAGGTACCAAAGTACTATTGCACGCTTTCCGGGGTTGTGAGAGAATGCATCCAGTGGAGGAAACGACAATGGGAGCACGAGCATCGCAGCAGGTAATCAGGCGGCACCTAAACAATATGGCCAAGACATACGTGGGCGTTGAGTTTCGAGTCTTGCGCGCGTCAAACGGCGAGACATCAATTCTCCCCGTTAACCCTGAGACTGGCAAGGCAGAATTGGCCAACCCCCAGAAATTCGTGGTAAAGAATCTCTGGAACAAGATGTGCGCCCACGACAAGATAGACCCCAGGAGTAATTTCGTGGTCTTCTCCGACTCGAATCCTTGGACCGTAGACTACAACAACGCGATGGCTAAGCTAGCAGGAGGTCGGTAATGTCCGAGACATTCCACATCCTGTACCCCGATAACCGCGTGGTCTCAGCCGACAATATTCTAGGCTGGTTCTCAGACGCGTGCGAGAACGGCGAGATAGACGGCGTCGAGAATCCCCAGGGCGCTAACCCGCACTTCGCGGCCAAGATGTTAGACCAGGCCGGACTGATTACACTGGCACGAGGGCGCTAGCAATTCGGTCGCCAAAGAATTGTCTACTAGTACCATTGCACCAATTTCGGTTCCATGAGACCATGTATCCAGTGGAGGAACACCAAGTGTTCAAGACATCTCTCGGCGTCACCAAGGACCGCATACTAGGCGAGACGAACGACTGCGCGGTCATCGCACTGGCCAATACCACCGGCCTGCCTTATGCGGACATTCACTCCAGACTTAAGGCGAAAGGCCGTCGTTCCCGTAAGGGTACTAAGATAATCCTGATCGACCAGGTTCTCTCTGACCTGAAGGCCGAGGGCATCGTCTCAGAATACAAATCGGTTTTCACAAACTCGCATATGCGTCCCACGGTCCAACACTTTATGTATAGACTACCTAAGGAAGGCCGTTTCTTCCTCTGCTGCACGACTCACGCGTTTGCCTTAACTGACGGTGTGGTGTACGACAACGTACAAGGCAGTAAGACGCGCGCCAGGATGCGGGTGGCTATCCAGGTCAAGATGACGTCTAAACAGGTCCCAGCCGCGTCCTTGATGCCGCCGCCCAACGTGTGGACACCTGTAGTCGCGCCAGCCGAGACCCGTCCTAGGTTTGACGCGGAGGAATACCAGAGGCGCGCGGTCGCAGCCAAGCTGGCGCAGCTTTAGTACTATCAAAGATCGGTACTTCCGTACTATTGCATTAAACTCGGGTTCGCGGTACACTTCTAACAGTGGAGGAAGACATGTACAAAGAGAAAGCAATTAGAATCCTGGACGAACTTCTCAACTTAGGGGATGCGGGATTAACTCAAGAGCAGCGCTATGCTATCGCGTTCTCTATAAACAAAGGCCTTATTCTTTTGCCGCCCACAACGCCGATTAACACAAACGCTATATTGGAGAAGTCGTGAGTAAGAGAGACCTTCGCGAATTTATTCTACGGCACGCGGCGGCATACGCGGTGGATAGGCAGGGGCTGTCAGAAGGCAACGCCACGTTGTACGCCGTCTGGTACGCCGATAACTACCCGGACGGATACGAGTCCCACGCAAAAATTTTCTACACCTGGAAAGCAACCAGGAGGCAGTCGTGATATACTTACTCACCGCGATTGTAGCCCTCCTGGCCTACATCGTAAGGCAACAGCACACCGACCGCAAGCACGCCGCGAGGATGGCCAGATACGACCAGTGTATCGAGCGAATGAAAGAACACGGGTGGAGAGAATGAAAATTAAAGCGCCGTTCGAAGTCAGGGAGATTGCCAGCGCCAACCCAACGCAAGCTGCAGGCAACGCGTGGTATCTATTCGGGCTCGGCCTCAGGAGATATCAAACGCTAGAAGCCATCAGGACAGGACATGTCACTTTGTGGGGATACTGCAAGCAAAGTTATCTCGGCAGTATGTTGCTCTCTCTGCCATCACACACTTACACCTGGAGGAGACCATGAGCGACTTTTGCACTCCACGATTACCGTGCGGCCAGAAATATTGCACTGGACACTGCTCTACAAAGCCCGACAGGCGGGCTCGCGCTCGCGGCAACGGGACCTTAAAACGAATTCTCGATATCACGTACACACAGATTAGGAAGACGGAGGCAGAAAATGAGCAAACTCGCAAGGGCGATTGAAATCCTGGAAGCGATCAACAATTTTTACAACGAAGGCAACCAGCATGCTCTATCTGGGCACGCTCTAATTCTCGACGACGATTCAACAATCGCAGATGCCATCGCAGAATGCATCGGTGGTAATTCAGAGTCCACTTCGGTGTTACCAGTTCGTCTAAGGCGACGCTATCGAAACAGATTAAAGTAGTACTTTGGTACCATTGACGTATTTCGAGAAGTATGAGACACTTCATTCAGTGGAGGAAACACCGATGACAAAGAGCCAGCAGGCAGTTATAGCAGCCCGGAAGGAAGTCAAGCTTCTTTGGTCCCTGATGTGCGCCTTCGACGGTGTTCCCGTTGGAGAAAACTTTGTACACTTTTCCGAGGGCAATCCTTATTCGGTCGGTTACAACAACGCAGTTTCCGTTTTTTACCAGGCTAAGAAACTCGAAAAAGTTAATTCATCACGCCGTGAACGTCACCGGATGATGTTGGACTGCGGGCTGGTTCGAGTTAAAGGTGCTCTCGGCGGCACGTATTACGAGTAAGACGAGAATCTTTCTAGAGGAGGTAACATGTCAATCTGGGATGATAAATTTTGGGTGGTCGGAGATCGTGTTCGAATAATTCTCGGAAATTATATCGGATGCATTCGGAGCATTACATACGATGACCGCAACGAATTACTTATCACCGTTCACCTGGACGATTCCACTGTTACACCTGATGGTGTTTATCTTGTACGAGATTTTGAAATTACAAGATCGTGACTCTTAGAAGCGAATCAAGGGGGCAAGCGAGGGCTTGCCTCTCTAGTTCGACTCTAGGTCGAAGGAGGAAGTTAATATGGCATATACAATTGGAGAGAAGGTTTTTATCCCTGCTTCTGCGAATAGCTACTGGACTGGCACTGGGACAGTTGACCAAGTTTTTGAAGCTGACGAGAACTTCGGAGAAGCCGTAAGCGTGAAAATGCTAACAGGCGCTGCGAAAGGCCATCAAGGCGCTTTTACCCTCGACGAGGTTCAACACTCCACCGTCACCGACAGCGTGATGGAAATTTTGAAAGTGACCCGTCCCAAGAACGCCGACACGAGTTTGAAGGTGTACGGCGAAGTCTTGGGCGAGTCGGGAAAGGTTTACAAGTTCGCGTACTTCCGCCGTCCTAACTTTCGCGGCTGGATTTGCTCCTGCGAAAACTTCCTCCTCAGCAAGTTCGCCAAGAAACTGAACTGCAAACATTTGCACTTCGTGCGGGCCCAGGTCGGACGTTACGGCGCTTCGGTCGCGCGGTAGTACTAGTCAGAAAAGTACTTCCGTACTATGGACAGAAAACTGGATCGGTGGTAAGATGTTTTCAGTGAGAGAGAGGCGGACCTGAGAAACCCGCCTCACCCAGGTTAGATGTTTCTCGCAGAAGGGCACGACCAATGCTACGTCCGTCGATGTAAGGGGACACCCCGACCCATCAAGACGGGTATCGTAACTAGGCTACACCCGGGAACGGCCAAAGGTCCAAGGCCCTTCTGCTAGGCACATCAGGAGGATACATGGGCGGTTGGATTGTAGTTTACATTATCATCGGCCTTATAGCCATAAACATGATCGACATGGGCCGAAAGAGAGACAGGAACGAATGAGCGAACTACAGTTTGTCGGCCCGTACGACCGCGATAAGTGCGGATTCTGCGGCAAGAGTGAGAAGACTCACCCTACACAAGACTCTCGCAATGTTGCAGGATTCGGGCGCATCGAGCGAGGGCAAGTTTTCGACGCGTGCGAGAAGTGTGCCAAGGAAGTAGTCTTCAAGAAAGAGGAAGCCGATGTTTAGAGACGAATTCAAAAAGTATCAAGTCATTCGAATTGTAAGAGAGCGCAACACGTACGCTAACGCTATCGTGCTCGGCATCCTGGGCAACGGAGAGGTTTTAGTCGAGATCGACGGCCAGCAGATGGTAATCAACAGGGAGGATATCGTATCATGAGCAAGACATGGAAAGAGCAGCCCAAGAGAGAAGACAGGACGCCCCAGGACGCGTTAAACCGCATCCGGATGTCCGAGGCTAAGCACGAGATTCGCGAAGCCCTGACAGCCCCCCAGGAGGCCACAAGTGGACGCTAGACAGAGACAAGACTTGGACAGGTACATTACGCTGATCAACCTCGAGCTTGATGCCGCTGAGACGGGAACAAGCGTACACTTCGACTACTGCGAACGCCCTAACTCGTTTTACGACCCGACAGACGACGGTCCCGAATCGGGCATAATTAGAACTATTTCCGTATTTCACTCCATCTGTCTTCTGTCATACGAGAGAACAGACGATGACCCCCTGGACCGTATTGACTTCGGAAATAACGAAGATTACGCGTACTCGGAGGCAGCACTGTGAAAATGACACTTATTGTCGGCCCCGCCCTAACTTTGACATGCACAGGATGCGGACACACTGGCGCGGGAGGCACAGAAGATTACACGGTAGCGTCGACAGGCGAGACGCGCGCGCCAGAATGCTGGTACCACGAGCTGGTACCGTCCATGAATATCGAGGCAATCATGCTGCAGATTGACACCCCGCCTTATTGCGCGGAATGCTCTGCCAAACTCGTAGAGCAAGACCCGACCCGTTCTGTCAGCCAGTTTTACAGCGACGTCACCGGCGCAGAGATCAGGCCGGAAATCTTACAGGATTTGTAAAAGTTTTACTAATTTTCAACGAGGCAGGACAATCGGGGGAGGGAGTATTGGGTAATTGGATGCCACCCGTGGTATTGCCTTTGTGGAAGATAAAACAAAGGCGAAAGCTAGGGCCAAGCGGCTGATGGATTGTTACAAGCTGACGCCCGAGATGTACGACATTATCTGGGCTTTTCAAGACGGCGTTTGTTACGCGTGCGGTCAGCCAGAACCTGTGAAAGGTCGTCGGCTATCCGTAGACCACGACCACACCACGGGAGAAATTCGTGGCCTTCTGTGCAGTCGTTGCAACCCGTTACTCGGGAAGATCGAGAACGCGTATAAGCGTTACGGGCTCGGCAAGGTTACAACGCTGACTGTGGCGAAGTTCGTGTGCAGAATAGGGCAGTACTTGAATTTATCACCAGCCTGGCTAGCCTTAGGTTTCACACACATCGGATACCCAGGCAGGACAGGAACGAAGGCGCACAGGAAGAGATTGAAGAAGGAAGCGAGGGAAAATGACAGTTCCAGGTGAAATTAAATCTTTCGAGTCTAACGCGGTTGTCTTTTTGACGGCACATCATATCGTGCTCTACGTAGCTCTGGCGTGCGCTCTCGGTTTCGGTATCTACGAGATCGAAGGAAAGGTCGCGTCTATCCAAGAGGCGCGGGCCACGGCAGCTGAGCAAGCGCTCGCGGTCGAGAAAGACCACTCGTCACAGCTGGCAGCAGCTTATGCCGCAAACGAGATCGAGCGCCAGAAAGAGAACGCGACATTCCTCGCGTCCATCGCGCAGATTCAATCACAGACTAAGGTTCAGATCGTCCACGACCAGGCTCTGCCAGCACCTGACCTGGGCCACCGCATCGAGACGCTGACAGGATTCAAGCAAGGCGCTATCACCCTCGACGCGTCGCAGGATTTGATTGTACCTCTGCCGCTCGGGCAAGAGATCGTTGCAAAATTGGACCAAGGCCTCGCGGATTCGCAGACGGTTGTTCAGCAAGCTGGAGTGATTAAGAACCAGGCCGGAACTATCGCGGACCAGGCTGGAATCATTAAGCAAGACGCGGTCGTACTCGCGGGACAAATCAAGACAGACGGCGAGGTACTGAAGGCAGCGAAGGACGAGTGCCGCAAGAGCAAGCTTAAATGGTTTGGCGCGGGCGTGGTCGTAGGGTTTATCGGTCGCACACTTTTGAAGCCGTAAAATAAGTCTTGACAAAACAAGGCGAACATGGTAGGCTTCTTAAGAATTCAGGAAAGGAAGTTAATGGATATTCCACCACCAGAAAAAAGGCCTTGCAGAATTCACGGGAAGCCTATTGTGCCAAGCAGGTGGCGGGCAGGAAATCGTACAACTATGTGCTCCACATGTTGTACTGGGTATCACAAGGGCCCAAAATCAAAAAAGAGAAGATCACTAAGATGGGACAAAGAAATTATTTGTTGTACTTTCCACCCTGGTCGTCGGTGTAACCGCAGCGCTTATGTATACGGTGGCGCTAAGAAATGCTCTTCTTGCTGTAATAGAAGGTCCGATGGAGCCGTAAGTCCGTCGACCAGAAGAAGTTATCATAAATACGGAGAAAAAGTCAGGGATAGGAAGAGAATGGCCCGTTACGCCAAGAACCCGACCCGACGAAAGAGCATTTCAGAAATTTTAAGAATGAGACTTGGAATCAGATAGGAGAAAAGATGAAGGCAACCAAGACAGTTGAGATTATCGAGAAGGACTACCTCACCGAGATTGAGGAGATTCAAGAGACCTTCGGCAAGCGCCCCTTCCGAATCGTCCGACCGGAAAGCGAGTTTCCCGAATTGGTTGTCAACATCCCGGATAGCTGGGACTGCGTTCAGCTCGCGCCCCTCTACGACGTCCATATCGGTAGCAGGGAATTCGACGAGAAGCTCTTCTTGAAGCACCGAGATTGGATTGCCAAGACTCCGAACGTTCTAACGTGGAACGGCGGCGACATGATCGAGAACGTGACAGACCCGAAGATGGGCCACACGCCTATGTCGAATGAGGAGCAGATTCTCTCCGCAACGAAGATGCTCGCGCCAATCCAGCACAAGATGCTTTTCTCCCTTCCGGGTAATCACGAAGACCGAAGCAGCAAGGCGTGCGGCGTTTCCAGCGGCCACCGGCTAGCAGATAATCTGCAAGTGCCGTACTTCTCCGACTACTGCTTCGCTCAGCTTAAGTGGCGCGGCAATCGGTTTCGCTTGGTCGCGCACCACGGCGCAGGCGGCGCGCAGACACCGGGCGCGCAGCGTAACAGCGCCAGGAAAGAACTGACCTGGGCGCGCGCAGACCTCCTCTGGACCGGGCACCTTCACCAGCCTATGGTCGACATCATCTATCAGATCGAGTATGCGCCGGACGGCTCCGCATACGAGCGCAACACCGTAGCCATTATCAGCCCCTCGTACTTGAGGTACTTCGGCGGATACGCGGCGAAGATGCGCATGGGACCAGGCAACCGTGGAATCAGCGTAGCAATCTTGCAAGAAGACGGGCGTATTGATGTCAACGTGCACGCGCGTGGAAAGAGGCTGTAATGGAAGAACGTAAACCGAAACGAGATATGAAGCCGAAGAACGTGATCTACTTCAACGGCAAGCTGGGATGTCAACGGTGCTCAGGCTTCTGGATGGTCACAGACCTGAACCCGGAGCGCAAGGTAGTACCGTGCTCCATCTGCTCGGAGCCGAACGATATCAGGGAAGCAACAAAGAGGGGAGCATGAAGAACCCAGCAACTTACGCCAAGGTTTTTAACAGCGCGGAGCAGGTGAACGCGTTTGTTTATCAACACGGCAGCGAACAGCATTTTGAAGTAATAAATGTGACTGTACAGATGGCAGTAATGGCACAAGGCAACTGGATATCGGAACGGTACGTTGTAATCTACCAGGCAGTGGAGGCGCTTTAATGCTATCAATGGTTCACCGCTGGATATTCGGACCCAAGGTCCAGCCTATTCAGATCGAGCTGCCCGAGTACGGCGTGATCGATTGCAAGGACTGCCACAAGTATTTAGGCACAGGCTTCGCGCTCTCGCTGATCGGGCACCTAGCGAAGCAGCACCAGATGAAAGAAAATAAGGCTATCGAAGTCGGCACACATATGTTAGACTTGTTCTACCACGCCAGACTGAAACGTCGGCAGGAAATGGAATCGGGAGAATAACATGACACAGATCATAATCGGACTCGGCCACAAGGCACGTCAGGGCAAGGGAACGTTCGTCGACGCGGTTAAGAACTACTACGACGCGATGAGAGAGATGCAGCGTAAACACGGTCTCAAGACCGCTTCGCCTACAGTGCAAGGCATAGGCTTCGCGGACTCTCTGTATGATGTGTGCAGGAAGGAATATGGCATGATAGGGAAGGACGCGCCTCTTCTGCAGGACGTCGGCGCTACCAAGCGGTATCAGAACGGCGAAAACTTTTGGTTCGACCAGGGCATTAAAAAGATCGACCCAACTGCAGGCGTTGTAATATTCTCCGACGTTCGCTACCTCAACGAGGCTGACGGACTGAAGAAACTAGGCGCGCACATCGTGGACATTAAAAGATACGACGAACTCGGCAGACGGCTTATAGCGTCAGACCGTCCTAGCAATCATCAAAGCGAGATCGAGCTAGACAGTTACGCGTTCGACTCCATCCTCTGCAACATGCACGGGCACGTAGCGCTCTTCGAAGAGCAAGCGATTACGTTGGTCCACTACCTGAAAACTATGGGAACCAAGTGAGCCAAGCGACGATAGTCACCTCGACCGGATTGTACTTCGACATACTGGAGCCGACTCCGGAGATGGTGTGCATCGAGGATATCGCGCACTCGTCTAGCCAGTGCAACAGATTTACGGGCCACTGCCGCTTTCCGTACCCTGTATCGCAGCACAGCCGACTCGGAAGCTTTCTCGTGCCGATGAAGTACGCTCTCCGCTTCCTCCTGCACGACGCGAGCCTGGACGAGTGCTACGCCGACCGTGTTAACCACCGTCAAGACTGGTACGAGCAGATCAAGGCCTTCAATACGCCGGACGCGGCTCGGCTCGCCAGGGAGATTTACGCGGATAACGACATCTACGTCGGCATGCGCAGCGAGGTGGAACTAAACGCAGTGCGCGACGAGCGCCTATTCGACTACAGCATATGGGTCGACCGCAGCAAGCACGTATCACCGGAGCCTTCAACGTCATGCTCTGTAACGAAAGAGATGGCGAACTACGTTATCGACAACAATGGAACTTTGGAGCAATTGAAAATTAAAACGCTATCTCTTTACTGGGACCTGGTAAGTTTGGAGTACGCAGGGAAGTTAAACTCAGAGAATTAAAAGGATAAATAATGACGACATTCAAGGTAGGACAAGTTGTAGCCCTTAGAAAAACTGGCAACAAAGACTATCGGTACATCAGCGCCGTAAGGCGTATTCATACCATAGAATACTATTTCACTGACGGATACTTGCCGGGCAAGAATAAGAGAGATGAGTTTTTGTCTCCGTTCTTTTACGCGGGTGAACTTCGTCCATTAAACGCAAAGGAACGAGGACGGTAAGTTGAGCCAAGCGACGATAGTCACCTCGACCGGATTGTACTTCGACATACTGGAGCCGACTCCGGAGATGGTGTGCATCGAGGATATCGCGCACTCGTCTAGCCAGTGCAACAGGTTTACAGGCCACTGCCGCTTTCCGTACCCGGTATCGCAGCACAGCCGACTCGGCAGCTACCTCGTGCCGAAGTGGTACGCTCTCCGATTCCTCCTTCATGACGCGAGCGAAACATACATAGGAGATGTAAATAGGCCTTTGAAACACTTCACCCCCGCAGGCGTCGAGTACCGAAAGATCGAGGCCCCAATTCAAGGGATGATTTATAACAGATTCGGGTTGGACGAGAAGGACCCGGAGATAATCCACGAGATCGACAATCAAATGCTTTACGCTGAGAAAGCGCAGATCATGCCGACGACCGAGTGGAAGAATTCGTGGAGCAAGGACAAGCTAGCAGCCGACGTAAATATCGTGGAGACATCCTTCCGGGTGAACAAGCAATTGTTCCTAGAAAGATTCTACGACATACTTTTCGACGGCGGGCAGCAGCTTTAAAGGAGAAATAAAAATGGGAATCGTAGACAGTCAGATCAGGGCAATCTCTTGTGACGGCCCCGAGTGCACCAAAGGAATCATGTACGACCGTAAGGCAGAGAAGGAAACGTTTGAGCTACCCGAGAACGTCTGGCTGCGCGCGACCCGCGTGACACAGACTGCCGACGGACGAAATTTGGTGTACTGCTCGGACGTATGCGAAGTCAAGGCAATCAGCACGGGCGTTCACAACATTCTGGAACAGCCCAAGCTCGTAGCAGGCAACCAGGCAGCTATCGCCCAGGCCGCACAAGCAGCCGCGCACGCGCGCCAGACTAACGAAGCAATCAAGAGCGGGCATCCCGCGAAAGTCCAACTGAGCTAATGGACCACGCAATCAGGTTCAACGGACACATATCAACGGACGGGCAGGCGAACGGCCTGCCCCCGGTGATTTACGCCTTCCTCTTAATGAAAGGCTACGACGCCAAGATGTACGACGAGGCTATCGAGGCCCAAGCTGGCGCGTTCGTGAGAATGCAGGCGATGATATGCCAGCGGGACCAGGGCGCTTTGATCGATATAATGAAGATGCCAGCCGACCGCATGATCGTTCCGATGAAGTGGATTGTCAAGATGGACGTCTCGATTTTTCCGATGACAGGCGAGATGACCATGCCCGACACAGACGGCGTCGAGCGCTTGGAAAACGGCGACGAGCCGGTGAAACAATAGATGCCACTGCTCGGTGAGCCAATGAAAGGGACAAAATGATTCTAGCAGGTTTCGACATAGAGAGCACGGGACTCGACAAGGTGCAAGACCGCCCAATAGAAGTCGGCATCGCCTTGTGGACGACAAAATATAACCGCAGTCTAGATACCCGCGCTCTCTTAATCAAGTCCGACGGCGTCCCCGTTACAGATGAGATTACAGAAATTACAGGCATCACCCAGAGCATGGTCGACAACTTCGGATACGAGCCCAGCGAAGCGTTCGACGAGATGATGTACTTCATGGACAAGGCAGAGGCTATCGTAGCCTTCAACGGCCACCGTTTTGACGTGCCTATGTGCCAGGCTTGGGCCAAACGAGTCAAGAAAGATTTTCCAGATAAGCTGCTTATCGATCCCTTCACCGACGTGCCTATGAAAGGCCAAGAATTAATTACGATGTGTGCAAAGCTCGGGATTTATTATGACGCGCACGAGGCAGGCGCGGACGTCGGCGCAATGCTTCGGCTGGTGGCAAAGTTTTCCTTCGAAGTAGTATTAGAGCGCGCGAAGAGCCCGATGCTTGTTGTACAATCGAAACAAGACTTCAGCAATAACAAGGCGGCTAAGAGGCACAAGTTTCGCTGGAACAACGACCATCGCATCTGGTGGAAGGCCGTAAAAGAGATCGACCTTAACGACCTGGCGACCAAGGTCAACAACGAGTTTTCATTACAAGTTCTAGACCTCCTACCGGAGGAACTGGAAGACCAGCAGTAAAATAGACGCGCACAGCGCACAAGGATGGAACATGGAAATCACGCAAGGCAGGGTATTTTTCAAACCGGAACCGGGTATGTACATCGGCACGATTATCGACGTCGTTGACATGCCGAAGGTCCAAACCTCATTCGGTCCCAAGGACAAGGTTCGCATCGTCTGGGCTCTCAACCTCCCGAACGGCGCGCCCGCGTTGGACCCGGAAGGAAAGCAGCTCGAAGCCACGGTATTCCCGACGGCATCGATGAGCGAGAAGTCTTCTCAGCCTCTCTTTCGCAATCTGTTCAAGATCGTATACAGCGTGTTGAACGGCGCACCGCCGCTCATCTCGTCCACACAGGACTTGGAAAAGCTTCTGATGGGCCGCTCCAACGGGCTGCTCCTCACCAAAGAACCGAACCCAGCCAAACCGGGCGACTTCTTCTCTAACGTCGTCGGGCTGATGCCGCTAGCACCAGGCCAGATCGCGCCAGGAACGCCTCAGGGCTTCGTTCGCGCCAAGGACCGAGTAAAGACCCAAGCTGGACCCCAGGGCCGCCCCGTACAGACGTACGCGATTCCCCAACAGCCCCAACAGTTCCAGCCTCAGCAGCAGCAACAGCCTGGACAGCCGAATACCGTGTCTTTCAACCAGCCGCCCGCTTCTAACGAAGCGTTCTAAGAGTTTCCTCCTCGAAACGGTGAAAGCCAACCGAAAATAAGGCTTGACGCCCACGCCAGAGCGCGTGGTATAATATTCGAATCGAGGGCACATGGGTTTTAGAGAGATAGCCGAACCGCTTGCAAAGCTTGGTGTACCCGTCACACCAGTGCGCCCCGGAACAAAGGCAGCATTCTTACCAGACTTTCCTACCACAGCAACAACCGACTTAGATCAAATCGCCGTCTGGGACCACCAACACCCCAACTGCAACGTCGCTTGCGTTGCGCGCGCAGAAGAGAACGGTATCTGGTTCTTCGAAACAGACTCCAAGGACGTACTCCCTCGAATGCAGAAAGATACAGGGCAGACAATGCCCCTAACTTTCAGTGTGCGCTCCCGACCTGGCCGGGGTCATTATTATTTCAGACACAACAATGCGTCAAAGAATTTACCCAATCTTTCTCAAACGTATGTTATAGGTCAGGACTGGTCTGTCCGCACAAACAGAGAATACGTAGTCGGCCCTGGCTCTATTCATCCGGACACCGGGCAGCCTTACACCGCGATGAACTGGAACACGCCGATTGCTGAGGCCCCCGAGTGGCTGGTGCAGTGGCTGATATCACAGAAGATTCAAAAGCAGAGCACGGCCACGGTAATAGACGCACCACGCAACGAGCGCGGCAAGGTAGCGCACGGCGGCATACACGGATTCATGCTATCCCAGGCCGGACGGCTGCGGCACGCAGGTTTAACACAAGAAGAGATCAAGGTCGCGCTGTTACGCATAGTTCACGAGCAGTGCGAAGAGCCGATTGACGACAGCAAAGTTATTCAGATGTCTAAGTCTATCTGCACCAGCTTCCCCCCAGGTGAAGACAAGAGCCTTGTGCTGAATCAGGAACAAGCACCGCTGGAAGTAGTAGAGCCCGAGGAGACGTTAAACTTCGACCCGATTGAATATCCAGTTTTCCCTCGTCACGTTCTTTTTGGAACAAGCATATATGAGGGTTTTGTGAAGCCTTACTGCGAGAGCAACTCGCGCATCGACTACTTTATGTGGATGCCGACAGCGGTGATGATGATGAACTACCTTGCTACCAAGGTCAACGTCCCTTACGCGTCTTGGAAGCCCAGCTTCTATCTGGTAATGATCGGCAAGAAGGGCCGCGCGAACAAGTCGTCTTCGATCAAGGACGCGATGAAGTTTCTCGATTACGCCAGCGTGCTCTCGATGTACTCCAAGAACATTAAGAACGCGGACGGTAAGTCTCTCGTGTGGGAGGCGGGCAGTCCGGAAGGTTTGGGTACGGACATGATGCGGACCAACTGCAAGAACGCGGTCCTCTTTTACGATGAGCTGTCATCCCTGGTCGGGAAGGCCCGCATCGAGGGCAGCGGGATGAGCAGCGCGTTGCTGAAGCTGTACGACTCGGGCAACTTCGCAAACTCCATCAAGAGCAAGAAGGACACGTTCAATATCGACCCGAATACTTACTGCGCGTCTCTCATTACAGCGACCACTGATAAGAAGTTTTCGGAACTGTGGTCTCAGCTGGCCGGGGAAGACACAGGACTGAACGACCGATTCACCTGGGTTCTGGAACCGAAGACACTTCCGCCGCTGAAGCTGGAGCACGCTGTAAACTACCAAGAGGCAGCTCTGGCGACCCGCAAGGTGATCGACGCGGCGGTTACGAAGGGCACGTACCAGTTCTTCGACAAGACCCCGCTACAACGTATCTTGGAAGTCTACGGCAACCGTACCGCAGCGCGAGCGGAAAAATGGAGTTTGTATTTTAGCATTGATTTGGGTCTTGAAGAAATAGACGAAGACTGTGTAGCTCGCGGCATCGAGATGGTCAAGTACGAGGAGTCTGTCAAAGACTACCTCATGACCTTCGAGGCCAAGAACGACGAGTCCGCTATTCAACAAGGCGTCATCCGGCTGCTCAGAAAGAACGGCGGCACGATGGAAAAACGAGACGTGGAGCGCGCGCTGAACGCCTGGAAATTCGGTCTGACGGTTTGGCGGAAGTCTTTTTACTCACTGGTGCAAGAGCACTACATCGTAGAAGAGGGCCGGGGCTGCAAGGGCGACCCGAAGATGGTTAGGATGCTCCGAGATATGAACTTCGGAGGTGATGAGTGATCGAACTTCACATCGACTTCGAGAGCCGCAGCACCTTCGGTCCCAGTGACCGAGGGCTACACAATTACATCTTTCACCCGGACACGGAGCTTTTATTCCTGTGGTTCAAGATCGGAAGCGGCGAATATAAATGCTGGCGCATCTGGGAAGGCGAGCAAATTCACAACGAACTATGGCAAGCTATCAATCATCCGGACGTGTATTTAGTGGCATTCAATTCCGCGTTCGAGAGGTACGGTCTTAAAAAGCTGGGATACGACATCCCCGCCAGCCGGTTCATCGACCCCCAGGTCGGCGGGCGTTATCTGTCTCTACCCGCCAGCTTGGACGTGCAGTGCGAAGTCCTGGGAGTCCCCCCGCACCTATCTAAGGACCCGCGCGGCGACGCGCTGATTAAGCTGTTCTGCGACAAGGTCATCACCAAGGCCACCAAGAAAAATCCCGCGAAGGAATATTACAACGACTGGAATTCACACCCGAAGGAGTGGGAAGAATTCCTCGCTTACGGCAGGCAAGACGTTGTCGCTGAAGGCGAGCTACTCCGTCGGATACGAATCTTGAAGGCCCTCCCGCTGCCAGAGTTTGAGCAGAAGCTGTGGATACTGGACCAGAAAATTAACGACAGAGGGATGCCCGTCGACGTAGAATTCGTACGCAAGATGTACAAGCTGGCCGTCCGCGCGAAGGAAGAGGCCAAGCTAAACTTCGAGAAGATGACAGGCGTATTGAACGCCAACTCACCGGACCATGTCAAGAAGTGGGCCAAGACCCAAGGCTACCCTTACGGCACCTTGCGTAAGGACACAGTCACATCGGTCTTGAAGGACCCAGACATCAAGCTGACCGACGCTTGCAGGACGGCTTTGAAGATGCGCGCAGAGGCAGCCAGCACTAGCTATCAGAAGCTGGGCAAGATTATCGAGTGCGTATCGCCTGACGGAAGATTGCGCGGTCAGTTTATATTTATGGGAGCTAGTCGCTGTGGTCGTTGGAGCGGTAGCTCGGTTCAGCTTCAAAATATGGCCAGGCCGCTGCCTCCAGATAAATTAAACGGGTTCGACTTCGAAGATCAGAGCACCGTGAAAGAGGCTCGTGCGATGATTTACGCGGAAGATTACGAGGGAATCAAGTCGAAGTATGGAAGCGTTTTGCTTACGATAAAATCTCTGATTCGAACGGTGTTCTCTATATGAGCCAGCGCCTTCAAGTGGTAGACCTAAATGCCATCGAAACCAGGGTCGGAGCATGGCTAGCAAACTGCGTAGACCTGATGAAAGTCTTCGAACCGTACACAGATCAGTTTGGAGAATATCATCCGGTTGGACGATGCCCGTATCTCTCGTTCTCATGCAAGATATGGGGCCTAGAATACGACAATATTTACGCGGACTATAAAGGCAAGAACGGCAAAGAGCGCCAAGGCATAGCTAAGCGTAGGCGTCAAATTGCGAAGGTTCCTGTGCTGGCCTCTATTTATAGAATGGCAGGCGGCGGATGGGGAAAGTCCCCAGACTCATACAAAAACCACGGGGACGATTGCAACGCAAAGGACACTTACACTCAGCAGAACGGCAAGGTAAAGAAGGTCGGTAAGAAGTACTGTCACTGCGAAGAGATTCGCGACCGCATCAAGACCGGTTTGTGGGGATACGGGGATGCGATGAACGTAGAGATGTCCCAAGAGCAGGCAGGCGAAGCCAGCGATGTCTTCCGTAACTCTTATCCAGAAATATGCGACCCCAAAAATGGTATCTGGAAGATGCTAGAGCTAGCGGTAGCGGATGTGATGCATCCAGACCACCCGGCCACAATTCGTAAGATAGGCCCGAACGGGTGCGTCGTAATCGACCGCGTGAACTTCATAGACGCACAAGGCAATAAAGAACGAGAGCCAATGATGCGTATGAGGCTTCCTAGCGGACGGATGCTCCACTATCTAGACGCCAGACTAGAGCCGACGCTGATGCCGTGGAAAACTCAGGACGACGACGGTAACGAGATTGACGTGTATCGCGACTCTCTAATCTACGGGGGGACGAATCAGAAGACAAAGAAGTGGCACCCCCACATAAGCACACACGGCGGAAAACTATTCGAGAACTTGGTCCAGGGAATCGCCAGAGATATTTTGGCCTGCAAATTAATCGAGATAGAGGCCCTTGAGCCGGGTAGCACGATAGGTCATGTCCACGATGAGCAGATATGTGTAGTTGAGAATGATATTCTAAGCCCGGCAGTGGAGACCATGATTTCTATAATGAGTCAACCAATATCTTGGGCAGATGGCCTTCTTCTGGGTGCAGATGGCTATTCCGACCCCTATTACCACAAATGAGGAAAAATGATTAGCGAACACGTTGGGCTTGTTGAAGGATTCTATAAAACTGATACGAAGGGCTTATTTTTATCTGAGAGGACATAATGGAAGAAATTAAATTTGTTCCGATGTTCATCTGGGTCTGCGTATGCGGCAAAGAATACAACTGGGAAATAGAAAAACTGACGCACAGCGCCTTCGGTATTTCTGACTGCATGCCCTGCAATTTAAAGGCGGGCGACCGGGTCCCTATCAAGACATGCCGATGTAAAAAGGACTTGACAAACAAAGACGGGATGTGATACGATTTGACCATGAACAAACTACTGTCTCTGATGTTTATAACAGGCATGTTCGGTTGTTTATTCTACGACAAGTACGGAACTCCGGACGTTAAACCTGTCCTGGCAAGACCGCTCACGGTTGACCAGGCGAAGGAATCCTTTAAGCAAGAGCTGTTAGAGAAGCGGTACGCCAGGGCGGCGGTGATCGCGCGCGACATCTACCGTTACAACGGGTGCGGCGACAACTACTCTCTTCTGACGGGGAAGTTTGCGGTCGAGATGGGAATCTCTCCCAGGATTCTCGCCGCACTCATCTTCGTGGAATCGTCCTGCAAGCCGGACGCGGAGTCCAGCACGAAGGATATCGGACTGATGCAGGTACACTACCCGCTTTACAAGCGGTACTCCAAACGACAGCTTCTAGACCCGGCTGTGAACCTGGCGGTCGGATGCGGAATCTTGAAAGGCTATATCAAGCGGTACGGCGTGGAAGAAGGCCTTCACGCGTACAACGGTTTCGGAGATCACACCAATACGTACTCGACTAAAGTTCTGACGGCAGCGAGGTACCAATGAGACGAGCAATTTTAGCTACCTTGGCCGTGTTAATTATCACGGGCATGTTACACGCGGCCCAAACGCAGCCGGACGCCAAACGCGTCAAGCAGATTCAATCCGCACTTTTGTCCCACGGCTACCAGCCAGGTAAGACTTGGGCGGAAACGCAGTCTATTCTTCGAGACATCGCCGGAACGCACGACTGGCAGGTAGTCCGCGCGCCGGACGCACGTGTGCTCATCCTCCTCGGCCTCGGCAACGATAACTCAGATATCAGCGTTACCACAGCGCCGCACAACCACTTGGACACCCCGCAATGAGACGGTGGACGCTGAGGTGTTGGAGTCGCAAGAAGGATATGGTTTACACGACCGAGTTCACCTTCCTATCGGAAGCGGAAACGATAGAGGACGCGCTCGAATTCGCCTACCGGTCAGGATTCGCGTGTCTTCAAAAGATCGGCGGAAGGGTCCAAGCGAGCGCCAAGCTTAACATTAGGATGTCCTCGAAGTCTCTGGACCAGCTTCTGGTAGAGATCGTGGAAGACACGTTACAAATACCTTGACAATTTAGAATTATTGTGCTATTATCTCGAAAGTGAGGAAAATATGAGCAAACAGAAACTTGTCATTCAGCACGACCTTTCCAAGATGAGCGCGGAACAGCTCACGCAGTACCTCCGCGACGTCAGCGAGTTCATCGGCCTAGACCCAGACTTGTCGGCGCTGGACACAATCTGGATGGACAACGAATCCGGACCCGGCAAGTCGCTGGTCATTTACGCGCGCCGTGGCACCGCCGAAATCCTTCGAAAAAATTTGGGCATTAACGTCGACTCCCTAACAGACAAGATGGTCAAGGGCAGTATCGTCTTCACCGCCACAGGCAAGAATAAAGAAGGGCGTCAGGAGATCGCGACAGGCTCCAAGTTCATCGATAACCTTTCAGGTAAATCACTTGATGACGGCATTATGACTGCCTCCACGCGGTCGACCCGTCGACTCACCATGCAGTTCACCTCTCTCGGAATCTTGGATGAAAGCGAAGTCCGCGCGACAGTGGGCGACCTTTCGAACCCCGCGTCCCAGGCGACACTTTCTGGCAGTCCGATGGTCATCCCTCCGACTCCTGCGGTCGCAAATAATGCGCCGGGGAAACTCGTAGAGACAGGCAAAGTGACGCACGAGGACAGGTTCGCACCAGAATTGAGAGATTTCGCGACTGTGACGTCTGTACAAGCCGCCCAGAACGAATTTGTAGCCCAGCAGGAGGCCCTTCGCAAGAATGCAGCCGCTTTCCTCAACGCTAGGGACGAAGGCGCTGTACAGGCCGCTGTGGAGCAGCCAGAGGCATTTGAGAGCACTCCAGAGGAACCTACGCGCCCCCGCCGCGCCCGTCGTCAAAAGAATACCGTGAGCATGGACGTGGAGCCCGAGACTGTCTCGACACCCGACCCGCAAGAGGTCCGCCAAGGTGCCGTCAACAAGTTTCTCTTTCCTACCGTGCCAACGCAAGCGGTTGTTGCTGCACCGCCACAAGCCCCAGATGTCGCGCCTCAGCCCGCCCCTGTGCCGCCAGTAGCTACCCCAGCGGCCTTAATGGGTACAGAGTTCCCAGGAAAGCCTACCGACGCACAGATGGCCGATTACCGGAAGCGGGTTTCGGTGTTTACCTCGCAGCTTCCTTCTAGCGAGAATCTTGGAAGCGTTCAAAAGATGCGCGCGTTCATCACCAAGACATCTGGCATAGCGCCTCAGTTCATGTCCACAGACCAGTGGGAAGATACTCTCTCCTGGTTCGACGGATTCGTAAGTCAGAACACAGTTAAGGGCCTGGTCAAGTACATCAATGACAGCCTGGGGGTGAAGTAATGCAACACGTATACCTAACCAGACGCAATCTGCTCTCTCTAATTTCTAAGCTGGACCGCAAGGAAGAATGCGAGTTCACTCGGTGCACTCTAGTGAAGCGCGACATCGCGCATCCGAAGTACCCGTGCACCGACGAGATCATCGTCACCGCTGTGGAAGACGCGGATTACTACACAGACCGTGAGGCGGGGAGGCGGGAAAACTTCACCCCGCAGACGAGCCGAAGGCTAGCCTGGGAGAGGATGTAAAATACCTGTGACCTTAACTCTCAATTTAGAACAACGGACAGCGGTTGACTCAATTGACGGCGACTTCGTTGTCATAAGTGGGCCTGGGAGCGGAAAAACGCGTGTCATGGTAGAGCGGTATAGAAGGATGCGAGATCGGGGTATACCCGATAAGGATATACTGAATTTAACTTTTACTAGCGGAGCCGCAAAAGAGATGATCGATAGGGTAGGTCTTTTTAATTCCGCCGACGTTTTTAGAACTTTCCACAGTTTCTGTTTAGATTTGCTCAAGAGAGAGAGGCAGTTTCTTCCGTTCTCAACCTGCCAAAGTATCATACCTGTTAGAGGCGAATCTTTTTTATTAATTAAGGAACTTTTAAAGGTCTACCCTCCTATCACCTCGTACCGCGCGCTCTCTGACCGCATCAGCGAGTGGAAGGCCGGGAACGTCAGTCCGGAGCAGGCTATGGAACAGGAATTCAGCGGCGGGATAACTTACTTTTACGCGCTGGCCTACCGAGACTATGAAATTAAAAGTCGGCTCCAAGGCTGGCTCGACTTCGATTCGCTTATTAAAGAGACCGTAAAACTTTTGGAGGATAACGATGCAGTTCGATCAAGAAACACTAGGAAGTATATCGCCGTCGACGAGTGTCAAGACACTGATACGACCCAGTTCCGGCTCCTCAATCTCCTCTACGGAGGAAACATCTTCGTGGTCGGAGATGAAAATCAGCTTATCTACGAATGGCGATCAGCGCAGTCTGGAAATCTCTCTAACTTTGCAAAGTCATTCCCGGGAGCAAGAACGCTTTATCTTGGCCAAAATTATCGCTCAACTATTAGACTGGTAGACTTCTTGAAGAAGATTCTGCCGGTCGACAACGGCCTAGCGAGTCACATGGTCTCGATGCGCCCGTCAGCCGCCGACATCCGAGACGAGCTACGATTTATCAGCTACGGCTCCGAGGACGAAGAGGCCAACGAGGTATTAAGCGAGATAAACGAGCGCGGAATTACCGACGAGTCAGCCGTCCTGGCCCGCACCAACCGCCAGCTGCAGCTCATCCAACGGCGCGCGATGTCTAGAAACATCAAGGCCGAAATTCTCGGCAAGAAGAACGTCTGGCAGGAGAACGAGGTCAAGCACCTGATCGACCTGACCAAGGAAAAGGCAGGCGACCCGAGGCCAGCCGCCGTGGTAATGACAGCTCTAATCAAGGAACACAACCTGGTCTACCGTTACACCAATACCAAGGGAGCTATGGACAAGGACCCAGTTGAAAACTTGAACGATATCGTCCGGATGGGTGGAAGGAAGAGCAAGGAAACAGGCCTGCCGCTAACCGTCCCGCAGTTCTTAGACTGGCTCCGCAAGATCACCTTCATGCGCCGCAGCAAGACTGAGCCTATCCTTACTCTCAGTACGGTCCATCAGGCGAAGGGCAGGGAATTCAAGCACGTATTTATCGTCGGCTGCAACCAGGGAACTATGCCACACAAAGACGGCGAGCTGATGGAAGAGAGCCGCATCTTTTTCGTGGCCGCGAGCAGAGCGGCTGATGAGCTACAGATAAGCTTCTCGAAAAATCGCAGCCAATTTTTGAATGAATTTTTGGACAATATCGAGATTTTTGGAGAAATTGAATGAAGCGACTGCAGATAGCTAATGAGTTGTATACTTTCAAATCCAAAAAGTTCGCAAATATCGAGGTCATTTTGCCTGATTATGGTGTTACCAATGACTTGGTTGTTTGGAATAAATACCGAAAAAGCTGGGCACCAAGACAATACGCCTATGCTCGTACCAAAGTATGGGGAGCAGGAGACGGGTCAAAATCAGGGATGCTCGGGAGAATGAGAAAATTGATTACCTCCGCTAGGCATAATAGTGAGAGATTTAACCACTCTCCTATAAGAGAAACACCAGAATGCATGATCGAGCAATGGAAGAAACAAAATAATTTGTGCGCAGCGTGTGGCAGTCTTCTTGATTTTTTAAAAGCAAACTATCACCACAGCCACGAAACGGGAGAAGGGTTTGGCTTTTTACACCCATCATGCAATGCAGCAGAGGGGCATTTGAAGTCTCTTTCACCAGAGGCAAAGAAAAAGTTTATGAGATTTATTCTCGGAGAAAAATAATATGGCTTTTTTATATATCGGAACCTCTGGAAAACCACATCGTAAGCACTCTTACAGCGCGGGAAGTACGTGGGACCACTGTAATTATAAATACTATCTTCAGAAAGTCCTTGGATGGCGTGAGAAGAACTGCTTAGCTAGATTTGAGCTAGGAAAGGCATTTGAATCATCTTTTCAATACTATCACGAAAATCGAGGTGATCTCGTAGGCTCGTTGAAGTATTTTGAAACTCAGTGGGGAGCATTCAGAGAAAACAAAGAACTCATCTATACTCGCGTGGAGAAAGATTGGGCTCAGTGTCTACGCATCGGTACCGACTGGCTGAAGCTGTACGCGATTCGCCAGCCGAGTCTTCCTATCCCGCTCGGCGGGCAGTCGGTGTTCCAAAGAATCTACGGGAAGGAAGTATTCCCAGGAGACGCCAACTATGGAGAGATCGAATTCGAAGGAAGGCTCGACGTCGTCGCCTTCGTTGAGCCTCAGCACCCCATGCTGCCAAAGCTTGACTGGAAGCCCGAGTACGGGGCCTTCCGACCAATTATCGTCGACATCAAGACAGCAGGAGCAGACTTCCCGGAGCAGTACGGGATTGCGGCGTACGATATACAGCTACGACTGTATTCGTGGGTCAGCGGAATTCGCGATGTCGCGATGTGTTGGTTCGTTAAGAAGGGACTGACGATTCAAAAGGGATACTCGGTCACCCTCCTCGAAGACGCCGGATTCATGAAGGCTGGCCAGGAGGCCGTGGTCGCGATGGTAGAGGACGACGGAATCTGGCTGTTAGCGAACGACTTCCTGGTCGAAGAGATGGAGCGAGTCCAGGGCCAGAAGAACGGAAAGACGGAGCAGACCAAGGTGGCAAAGGAACGCAAGCAAGTCTGGCTCAACGAGAACGGAACCTTTTGCGATGAGAGCGTGGTCACGAAGCAGCGGCTGCAGTTCAACGCAGGATTCGTCACCGTAGAATCGGCGGAAGACGCTGGCAAGGTCGCGGGAAGACAGATCGTCAGCATCGTAAACGCGTGGAAGTCTCAGAGCTACCCGGACACGTTTAGCGTCCGATACCCGCACGACGACCGGAGCGACCCTTACTTCCGCGCGTTCGTGTTGAAAGAGCAAGGATACAAGGAAACGAACTTCACAAAGTCCGACGAGGATATCGACATCTTCGCGGAAGAGGATAACGAGGCGATATGAAAGTGATACGGAAACCGGATTTAACGTGCGAACAAAGTTCGTACTGGGAAGAGGTGCTGAAGAGTCACGGGCTGGGAGAGCGCCAGCTCGGTCTGCAAGAAGAGCCTGTAACGAACGACAACGGGACACTGGAGGAAGCCGATGGCCAGTGAACTGATAAAAGAGATATGGGTTGTCACCCACTACGATGAGTGCTTACACGGATGTGATATGGACATGGGTTTAGCTATAGCCTTTGGTGCCGAAAGCAAATGTAAGTGCCCAATAGGCAAGCCTTTTATCGAGAAGGAATCCATCGTTAAAAGGTGCTTATTCGAATCTTATGGAATTCCTTATAACCCCGAAGGTATGCCTAGAGATAAAGTTTTAGAGATTCTCAATGAGTGGAACGGAAAAGGAGCCAGCGCCGGAGTGAAAGGCCACAGGTATTCGAAGACAGACCCTCTTAACTCAAAGAAATTTGTTGAGGTTGTTACTCAGTATCCTTCTAGGTGGATTTACTTCATCGACCCGCCTTCTTGGATGAAAACAGCGAAAGATGAGAATCAAGAGAAGTTTAGTGTCCAGTATCAGGAAAACGAAGCTAGGGAGAAAAAAGAACTAGCAGTCTACGGCGTCTCTATGAAGTGGTTTTACCACGAGGAACTTGAAGATTTTATAGTGCCGTTCGAGATATGCAGTAAGACTCCGCATTATGCGGACGATATTTCTAAAGACGCCCGAGTCGAGCACGAATACGTCTGGATGGGCGACATAACTTGGACCTGTCTTGAATGCAAAAATGACTTTGTTTTAGTAAAGAACTGGAAGGAATGGAAGAGGGAGGAAGCCGATGGCAAGAGATATTAGACTGACCCGCAAGAGGGATATGACGAGGCTGCGCGGACGGATGGACGGCAACGACGGGTTCATGAGCGCGCACCAGATTAAAAAGGTCCGCGTGCTGATAGGCCAGAAGGACACGCCCCCGTGGTCAGCCAGCGACGTCGAGGTCCGCCGTGTGCTCCTGACGACGTTCCCTAGATTGAAGACGAACTACCGCGAGAGGCAGGCCGCTGCCAGGTGGAACCGCGCTATTATGCTCGTGTACCGCATGGGAATGCCTTACAACCACGCTGCGGCTGAGCTGGGCATCAAGGTCGGCACGTTGCGGTCTCTGCTCCGCAATATCCGCCGCGCGGCCAAGGGGCTCCGCTCGGATACGAACACGCCGAGAAAGGGCGGCCCGGGACGGCCAAATATCGTGAACTAATGCCACCCGTCGTTATGTCTTCTGAGGCAACATCGGAGACCCTATGTACGTATCGAAAATACACTCCTGCCGTGGGCAAGAGGCAGTAGTCTTAGAAGAGAAAGAACCGCCAGCGCCGAAATGCAACTGCCGACTGATTATCAATATCACCGAGGCTACCGCTATCGTCAAACGAGGCGAGGCGAAGTGGATTGTTAAGGAGCGCAACCGTGGCGTGCGCGACGTCGCTTGCCGACTCTGCAAGGGCGACACAGAGGTCAAGAACTGCGCGAAGTGCGGCGGGACGGGGAAGCAGGAAGAGTCTTACGTCGAAGACATCCCGGGCACCGATATCGTTTACACCTCCGCAGACTCGGTCGACGAGAGCGAGAGGAAGAAGCGGAAGTGGCTCGCCCCTAAGACCCCGCGCGTGGCTACGATTGAGTCTGAACACATTTCTAACGCATATCTGAACGGCAACAAAGATGCTGCCATGAGAATAGAGGAGTACGGGATGTTGATAGTTAAAGAACAGCTGCGCATGCTGGCAGTGGGGTTAAGCAACGAAGAGTTTGACGCGGCGTGGGCCGAGTACGAGAGCGCGGACTATCCGCCTTATTCTCCCGTGCCTATCAGGATGGAGCCGGACAACAGCGCGACACGCGGAGAAGGGCGAGACTTCGATTACGGAAGGAGCATCTAATGGATACTAAAGACCCGTTCATCGCATCGATAGAATTACAGATCGCAGTCGACAAGGCTCTAGCCAGCATCGGAAACTTGTCTTACTCAGAGAGACACCCGGAGCTGGGGCGCATGAAGAAGTGTTACGTCTGCGGGACCCGCCATCGCGAGAACGAGAAGAAGTGCGAGCAGGTCTTCACGTACACGATTCACGACTACGAGTACTTTAGGGAGAACGACAAGGGCGAACTGGTCCCTGACTACCGTACGTGCATGCGCCCCGACGAGCGCGCGACGCGCGGCCAGGTAATGGGCCGTCAGTCCTTCGCCAAGAAAAGGCTGAAGCCGCACCCTTCCAGAATCAAGCTGATACTGATCGAGAAGACCAGGGCGATTTTCAGCTACCTCGGATTTTCACTGGACGACAAGGCTGCCGACTTCCAAGAGAACCTGCAACGGTGCAGAGTCCTCGCGGCTCGCGATATCAGGCGAGAGCGGGAAGAGAGCGACAGGGAATACCGTCGACGCGCAGACGTTTCGAAGCGCATCAACAAGGGACTGCTATGAACTGGGAATTCCAAAAAGTCCAGGACCTCCACGTCTCGGACATGATTAAAGAGTACAGCGACATCATGGCAGACGGCGTCGAGCAATTTCTGGAAATCCGCCACAATCCCAGGGACTGCTACAATTTTCAGATGTTTAATTACACCCCTAACGAATACGATATCACGGTGAAGCGTGCTTAGTGATATTACAATTGTCATCCCAACGTTCCACCGCAGAGGCTATCTGTTTGACTGTCTCGCGGGCATTAGGGAGAACCTACCCGAGTGCGACGTTGTAGTTGTGTCGGATGACGGCGTGATTCCTCAAACGGCGAACGAGATTTACCTGCCCTATGATTCGGGATTGACAGCAAAGCGTAACGCGGGTGTCGCGCAAGTTCAAACGCGGTACACGCTGATAGGCAGCGATGATTTCGACTTCTCAACCGATGAAGCGAGGGAAGGAATTATCAAGATGAGGAAGGCTCTGGGAGCGTCAGAGATAAACATAGGATACGAGATCGATGTAGTAGCCGGTCGGGTCAACGACAGGCCTTACGAAGGGACCCTTGAATACGTACCAGGCGAGTATATTAAGGAACACCGCGTGGAGATGCAACATGGCAGTTTAGTCCGAGTAGATATAGCGGCCAACTATTTTCTCGCTCGTACTTACGTTCTGCGGGCGTTTCCTTGGGATGAGGCAATCAGGCCTGTTGGCGGCGAACACGTGGATTTCTTTCTTGACTTGAAGGAAGCTGGTGTGGTTGTCATGTTTCTGCCGAACGTTAACGTCAATCAAATGGAGTACGATGCGAGCAAGCAGGACCCGAGATATAAAGCATTCCGCCGCCGTGCTCTCACAACAGGGCACGCGCTGATGATGAAGAAGCGTGGTATCAAGAAATATTACGGATTCGACGAAGAGGTAAAATGAGCTTACTCGTAGCGGTGAAAAGCTGTAAGGCCGACTTAGATCGCGGCTTCCACGATGTGATTCGCGCGACCTGGGGCCAGGAACTTAAGGGCAAGGCGCACCTGAAATTCTTCGTCGGCGCGGAGCGAGACGGACGGACTAGCCGAGTTTACAAGTCTGACGAGGTCGCGGTCGATACGGCGGACGATTACAACTCCCTGCCTTCCAAGACCAGGGCGATATGCCAGTGGGCTTACGGGAAGAATATCGATAACGTTTTCCTGTGCGACACCGACACGTACGTGAACGTGAGCAGGCTTCTGACCTGTGGCTACCAGCGGTACGACTACGTCGGCAAGATCAGCCGCCCGATAGGCGAGACCTTTCCTTACGACGCGGTTAGCCGGGAAGGGCTGGTCACCAGCATCCAGGAATGTCACCCGTGGGCGTCAGGCGGGTACGGGTACTTTCTATCTCGGAACGCGGTCGCGCTGATAGCGGACACGTTCCCACAAGGTTGGGCAGAAGACCTCTGGGTCGGGTCCGTCCTTGGACAGGAACTGCGTAAGGGCGATATGATCGCTCTCGACCTGCCAGCGGGCAGCTACTCTCAGCACTTCCCGTCCTCGAAGTACAAGTCGGGCTACAAACTTGAGTACAAGTGGATGGAAACGGCTCACCTGGTTAACAAGACGGTGAACTCGTGAAGACCGCGCTTTTAATTATCGCCACAGGAGAAAAGTACCATGCGTTCGTTCCCCAGCTTTTGGAGTCTGCTCAAGAATTTTTCGTTGAACACGATGCGATTGTGTGGACGGATACTCTGGAAGCGGCCAGCACCTTCGATGCGAAATTTGTACTAATCAAGGAAGCTCTCGGCTTCCCTAAAGAAACTCTATACAGGTACCACACAATTCTGCAGCAAGATTGGCAATTGAAAAAGTACGACCAAGTTTTTTACATCGACTCCGACATGCGCTTCGTCGCCCCAGTCGGAGAAGAAATCTTCTCCAACGGCATAACCGCCACCCTACACCCAGGCTATGTTGGCTCTTGCGGGACTCCGGAACGAAGAATACACTCAGCGGCCTCTATTACCCCGGGCTCTGTAAATAAATACTTTTGTGGAGGATTCAACGGCGGCGCAACTTCGACATTTTTGAGAATGGCTACCGATCTAGCCTATCACATCAGTGTGGACGAATCTTGCGGCGTGCTCGCAGTATGGCACGACGAGTCGCACTTGAATCGCTATCTTCACGAGCACCCGCCTTGTACGGTTCTTGACCCCTCTTACTGCTACCCCGAAAACGCATCCGAATATTATACCAACAAGTGGAAGGCTGCGGGGCTGAACGTCACGCCGAAGATTCTGGCACTAGACAAGGGGAAGCGATGATTACGGTACGACTACTTGGAGGCCTCGGAAATCAGCTCTGGCAGTCGGCGTTCGCTATGTCCTTGCAGCACAGAGGATATCAGGTCCAACTGGATAGGTCTTATCTGATAGAAGGAACACACCGGGAGTTTTCTCTTGGATACTTCGGAATTAAAGCCGAGGGAAAGTCTGTAGGTAAAGAAGTCTACGAAAACGGCCTAACCTATAATCCTACTTATCTATCCCCCGAAGACCCTTCTACTCTGGTCGGTTATTGGCAATCTCCCAAATATCTAGAAGGAATCTCATACAAGATTCGAGAGGCCTTCAAGTTCCCGGTAAGCTCTAGGTTGACTTATATCGCGGCCCATGTCCGTCGCCAAGACTACGTGGGACTGGAGCACTTTCACGGGATGCCTGGACTTGATTATTACCGCCTGGCAATCGCGCACATCCGTAGAGAGGTGGGCTCTCTTGTGCCTGTTCTGGTATTCTCAGATGATCGAAATTGGTGCAAGCAAAACTTCCCGGACTTCGAGATCGCGGAAGGCGACAACAAGTACGAGGATTTAAACACAATGTCCAGGTGCGAATACCACGTGATTGCCAACAGCAGCTATAGCTGGTGGGGAGCTTATCTGGGACCGCAGAAGTTGGTTGTCGCTCCGAAGCAGTGGTTTGTAACGCAAGAGTTGGATAGCTCGGGAATCGTACCAGAGGCGTGGGTGAGAATATGAAAGTCGGAAAAGTGAATATCGTAATACCGCTCTTCAATCAGGAAGAGTTTATCGAGCAGTGCTTAAATTCTGCGATGGCGCAGACTTACCCGGACTTCGACATAACCGTGGTCAACGACGGCTCCACGGACCACTCTATGGTGGTCGTGCGCGAGATGGTCGACCGATGGAACAGAGAGATGCGGGAGCTGATGGTCAAGCGTTACGCGGAAGCCGAGATGATGGAGCCTGTCCCTGGGTGCTGGAACTTTAACGGAAGGTTGAAGATTATTGACCGGGAGAACCGAGGACTTTCAACATCTAGGAACGAAGGCATACGAGCAGGCGACGGCGAGTTTATCCTGCCTCTCGACTCGGACGACTGGATCGAGCCCAACTATCTGGAACGCACCGTCCCGTTGATGGTTAACCAGGGCATCGGAATTGTGTCGACGGATATGCAGTACGAGGGACTGCTGCACAACCGCATCCCGCCGAAGGGGCTGTCCCTAGCGAGCGAGATGGTCAGCAATGACCTTCCCGTATGCTCTTTGATTCGTAGGACGGCATTTGAGCAGACCCCCGGCTACGAGACTATATTCATAGACGTCGCTGGCAGCACAAAGATTTTGGGCTACGAGGATTGGAACATGTGGCTGGACATTTTGAAGCGTGGTTGGACCGTTGGGGTGGTAAACGAGCCCTTGTTCCACTACCGAGTGAAGCCCGTTTCTATGATAACCCAGGCCACGAAAGCCCACAGCGGACTGGTAAGACTGATTCACCTGCTGCACCCGGACCTCTGGAGATAATATGATTGCGGAAGAATTAATCGCGTTCGAAGATGATATCGCAGCCGAGTTCAACGCTGGGAAGATCAAGGCCCCGGTCCATTTGTACAGCGGCGGGGAGAAGGAACTAATCGAAATCTTCAAAGGTATAAGCCCCCAAGATTGGGTGCTCTGCTCGTGGAGAAGCCATTACCCCTGCCTTTTAAAAGGTGTACCCCCGGCAGAGTTGAAAGCCAAGATTATGGCTGGATACTCAATTGCTCTCAGCTTTCCTGAGTATCGCATTTTATCTAGTGCCATCATTGGTGGTGTTTTACCCATTGGTGTAGGACTTGGTATGGCTATCAAACGCAGATTTGGTAATGAGAGCGTACACATTTTTCTAGGCGACATGACATCTGAAACTGGGATAGCTTACGAAAGCATTAAGTATGTAGAAAATTTTGACCTACCCGTATTTTTTCATGTCGAGGACAATAATCTTTCTGTATGCACAGACACTCGCAAGGCGTGGGGATTGAAGAATGAATTCGGTGACGAGTTTACAACAGATGCAGAACACAAGGCAACATTCTCAGACAAAGTAACGCACTTCAGGTACAAAGCCGAGAAGTGGCCCCACGCTGGGGCAGGGAAAAGAGTAAACTTCTGATGGGAAAATACCAACAAGAACTAACCAGAGCGATGGCTTATTTGGCTGCCGACCCGCGTACGATTTTTCTGGGACAAGCCGTCGGGTTCCCGGGAACTGCGATGTCTGGGACCCTCGTTAACGTATCTAAAGATAAACTCACGGAATTCCCCGTCGCAGAAGAGTTACAAATGGGGGCGTCTATTGGACTGGCACTGGGTGGTTTCGTGCCCGTAACAATTTTTCCTAGATGGAATTTCCTCCTCCTGGCCGTTAACCAGCTTGTGGGGCATCTAGATAAGCTCTCAGCGATGAGCCAGGGCGGTTATCAGCCCAAGGTCATCATACGCACCGGTATCGGCTCCGAACGCCCGCTGCACCCTTCTCACCAGCACGTCAACGATTACACAGATGCATTTAAACTCATGCTTACCACCGTCGAAGTCATCCGTCTAGACGAACCAGAAGACGTCTTCCCGGCCTACGAAAAGGCCTTGACAAGAACGGACGGATGTGCTACTATGTGCGTTGAGTTTGGAGATTACTATAGTGAGAAATAGGCTAGACATCATATGGTCAGACGCGACCGAGGTATTGAAGAGGGTCGACTTCGATTGGCTGAAAGGCAAAACCGTTCTGGTGACAGGCGCAACAGGTCTGATCGGGACGCACGTCTTAACGTGCCTGTCTATTTTGAATAACATGGGCTACGATATGAAGGTCTTCGGAGTCTGTCACTCAGACCCAGAAGACTACACCAAAGAGATCGCGCGCCACGGACGGATTGTTTTAATAGACGAGCCATTCGCGCCCGCCGACGTGGTTTTACACCTAGCCGGGTACGCGCAGCCTTCGAAATTTACCGTCAATCAGCTTGAGACGATTCGAATCAATACCGCGATGACGGCCAAGCTCTTAAGCACTTTGAAACCTGGAGGAAAGTTTCTCTTCGCCAGCTCTTCCGAAGTTTACAGCGGACTGAGCACCGCCGACGAATCTCAGATCGGAACCACAAGCCCGTACCACCGCAGAGCGGGATATATCCAAGGTAAGATGTGCGGGGAGGCAATCGTAAACGCGTTCCGTGAATCGGGAGTCGACGCACGGTCTGCTAGACTATCTCTCGTATACGGACCTGGTGCGCGGCGAGGCGACTCCAGGGCGATCAGTTCGTTTATCGATCAGTCTTTAAGAGAGGGCCTGATACAGATGAAATTCTCAGGCAGTGAGTACCGCACGTTCTGCTATATACGAGACGCCATCGAGATGATGTGGAATATCCTACTGCATGGCACACAGCCCGTGTACAACGTCGGCTCTCCAAACACTTACACAATAGATTTTATCGCTTCCGAGATTGCTTATATGTCAGACTCCAAGCTTGCTCCAGGGCAGAATCAACTGTCCGGCGCTTCGGGCAATGTCGTGATGGATGTTTGGCGGGTCATGAAAGAGTTTAAGAAGACGCATTTTGTGGGCCTGGAAGAAGGATTAAAAAATACAATCGACTGGCACCGAGGTGGCGTATGAGCCTCTTTCACATGGATACCTATTTCGATGGCCGGGTGAAAGTCATCACGCCGCCTGTCTATAAGGACGAGCGCGGGTTCGTCTCCGTTACCTTTCTTGAAAACGAGATGGAATCTTTGGGCCTGCCGAAGTTTGTTAGGGAGCTTCACTCCCGCTCCGTGAGGAATACCGTTCGAGGGCTACACTACCAGCCCTCTCCTGCTATGAGCAAGCTTATGCGGGTGACCAGGGGCTCGGCTTACATGGTCTCGGTGGACTTCGACAGGGACTCTCCGACATTTCTAAAATTCCACTCGGTGATCGCTACCGAAGAGAATCAGATTCAAGTGTGGGCCTCGTCCGACTTCGCTAGGGGATTCCTGGCACTGGAAGACAATACTGAAGTCCAGTACAAATGCGACGCGTACCACAACCCAGCAGAAGACAGGGCTATCTTTTGGGAAGACCCCAGCATCGGAATACCGTGGCCTGTGAACGGTCTTGCTACGTTATTTATTTCACCACGCGATCAGGTGGCTCCAACCGTTAAAAGGTTCTAAAGGACATATGAGAAAAATTACGCTCGGAACACTTTCAATCTCAGACCAAGGCAAGCGGTACGTTAACGACTGCCTCGACTCGAACCGACTCTCATACGGCAAGTACACACGAGAGTTCGAAGAGAAGTTCGCCAGTATGCACGGCTGCAAGCACGGCGTCTTCATGAACAGCGGAACGAGCGCACTCCAAGTCGCGCTAGCCGCTCTCCGCGAAACCCACGGATACAAAGACGGGGACGAAGTGATTGTCCCTTCGACCACCTTCATTGCAACCAGTAACATCGTCCTGCAAAATAACATGGTACCTGTCTTCGTCGACGTCAATCCTAGAACCTACAATATGGAGTACAGGAAGATCGAAGACAAGATCACAGCCAAGACTCGCGCCATTATTCCTGTCCATCTCTTCGGATTGGGCGCTGATATGACCGAGATCATGTATATCGCTAAGAGGCACTGCTTGCAAGTCATCGAAGACAGCTGCGAAGCGGTCGGCTCCACGGTCGACGGAAAGCCTGTAGGCAGCTTCGGAGATATGGGCTGCTTCAGCACTTACGTCAACCACCTGGTAGTCGGCGGCGTGGGCGGTCTGGTCACGACGAACGACGACAAGCTGGCCGAACTCTGCCGCTCGCTGATGGCACACGGTCGGGACTCGGTGTATTCGAGCATCGACGCGGCCAACGGTCTTACAGGCTCTGGACTTCAAAACGTCGTCGAGAGAAGGTTTAAGTTTGACCGGGTCGGATACTCTTACCGGGCAACGGAACTGGAAGCCGCACTGGCTTTATCGGAACTGGAGCGGTTTGAGCAAAACGCGGCAGCACGCCGAGATAACGCAACCAGGCTGATGAGCCTTCTTTCTTCTATAGACGAGATTCAACTTCCCTACGTCCCGTATGACATGACTCACTCATGGATGATGTTCCCGATTATCTGCAAGCCCTACGTAGACAGGGAGAAGCTGCTCATGTATTTAGAAGAGCACGGAGTAGAAACACGCCACATGTTTCCGCTCCTGGAAAGTCCTGCATATAGGAAACTTTTCCCCCGGATGATGGAACAGTATCCTGTCTCCCAAAATTTGGCCCGCAGCGGTTTTATGATCGGCATTCATCAAAATTTAACCGCCGAAGACATCTACTACGTAGGCGAACTTATCCACGGATACTTTCTGGGGTACAAATGAACTTAAAGACCTGCAACTTCTGCGTTTGGGGATTTAAAAGCGGGCAGTACAACTCCTTCCGTCACATTCTGGAGGCCTTTTACCGCGCGCTAAAGTCCCGATTCCCGGAGCGCCAGGTCAGCTGGCTGGACGCGCACGACGACACCTTCCGGGTAGATTTCTCGAACACGTTCTTCATCAGCATGGAGTACGCGATTAAAGGTATGCCCCTCCGCTCGGACTGCTTCTATGCGGTCCACAATATGGAAGCCCGCGCTAAGGAGTACACGAAGGGCTTTTTAACCATCAACTACGGGCTATACGTCGACAGCATGGATATTCCCTCAAACGCAATCGAGCTGAGCAGGGATACGTTCTTCTTCCCTCAGCCCTGGGACTCGTATGATGCTGTAGTCTTCCGTTGGGCCACAGACCTTCTGCCTCACGAGATCATGGCGAACAAGCCGAGTAAGGTCTTCCGAGACTGGAGCCGGGACGTCAACTACGTGGGAACATCGGTACCGGAGCAAGCTCCGTTCGCTGCCGCGTGCAAAGAGAGCGGAATCAACTTCAATCTGATCGGGGGCTTCGGCGGCTCCCCTGTATCTATCGAAGAGAACGTTAGGCTGGTACAAGACTCATACATCGCGCCAGCAATCTCCTTAGCTTATCAGAACACGGTAGGCTACCTGCCGTGCCGGGTCTTCAAGGCCTTGTCCTACGGCCAGATGTGCGCGACGAACAATCTCTGTGCTAACCAAACTTTCCGAGGCAGGTTGATTTATAACTCGGACCCGTACGAACTCTTTTTTGACGCGCGAGATCATCTGGCTAGCATCGCGTCGGAAACGCTCCACGCGCTGATGGACGATGTCGCCCAAAAGCATACCTACTTAAACAAAATTGACAGCCTACTATCCGCAGCCAAGCTGGCCCAGGAGAGCAGATGATTAACATATTCGCGTTCACGAGCAACCGGTCGGACTTGATCGAACTGCAGCTGAAGTCTTTCCAGAAGTACATCCAAGAGGACTTCACGTTCACGATATTAAACAACGCCAAGTTTGACCGTCCAGCGGAGAAGGTCAAGATCGACGAGATGTGCGGGAAGCTGGGAATCTCGGTCTTCGACGTCGAGCGGGTCCAGTCTTTGGAAGACAAGTGCAACGCGGTCGAGAAGTCTTGCACGGTATTCAACCGCCAGGGCTCTTGGAGCAATCCCAACTGCGCGGGCTGCTACGGGTGCTTTTATACGTGGGAGTTCCACATTATGAAAGAGAAGGGGGCCGTCTGCCTCCTGCACCCAGACATGTTCTTCACCCGGCCTATCAAGTTGACAGACTACCTGGTAACGACGCCGCTATGCTTTATGCCGCAGTCTCGCCCGAACCTGGGTGGGATTCACATGCACGACGCGCTGGTCTTGGCCGATATGTCTAGACTTCCAAATCCTGAACAAATCAACTGGTGGGGCAGCTTCGTGAACGGAATAGTCACGGACATCGGCGGGCAAAGCTTCTTCTACCTGAAATCGCACCCGGAACTGAATCCGACTCTTATCCAGCAATACTTCGTCCCAGACGACCCGACGACCGACTTTCATCCGTCCGAGTACGAGAATATCTCTATAGACGACAAGCCTATCGGGATTCACTACCTACGCGCGTCGAACTGGAATCATCGCTCGCCCGAGTACCACACACTGAAAACGAAGTGGCTGATTGAAAAACTCAACCTGGAGGGAACAATATGAAGGCTCTCATCACTGGAATTTCCGGACAAGACGGCTCATACCTCGCGGAGCTACTTCTCCAAAAAGGCTACGAGGTTCACGGGATTGTCCGCCGCTCCTCATCGATCAACACCAGCCGAATAGATCACATCTTTAATGACCTGCAGCTGCACTACGGCGACGTCACCGACGCCAGCTCGACCACGAACATAATCGAGACAATCGGTCCAGATGAAATTTACCACCTGGCCGCGCAGAGCCAGGTTCGCACCAGCTTCGACATCCCCGTCGTTACCGCCGAGGCTACAGGAATCGCGGCCCTTATCATCTTGGAAGCTATCAAGGAAAAGGGCATCAAGTTTTACCAAGCCAGCAGTTCTGAACTGTACGGCGGAATTTATACCGCAGCCACTAACGAAAACACTCCGTTCCACCCCCGCTCGCCTTACGCTATCGCCAAGCTGTTCGCGTACTGGTCTGCGGTGAACCACCGGGAGGCTTACGGTACGTTCGCGTGCAACGGCATCCTGTTTAATCACGAGTCACCTAGGCGCGGCGAAACTTTCGTTACGAGAAAGATAACGAAGGCTGCCGTTCGTATCTCCCGAGGCCTCCAAGACAAGCTGTTCTTAGGCAATCTGGACGCTAAGAGGGATTGGGGATATGCCAAAGATTATGTGGAGGCTATGTATCTGATGCTGCAGCAGCCAGTCCCGGACGACTACGTGATCGCAACAGGCGAGGCACGCTCTGTTCGAGATTTTCTTGACGCCGCGTTCGGGTATCTCAACCTCGACTGGACGAAGCACGTCGAGATAGACGAGAGATTATTCCGTCCGACCGAGGTCAACATTTTAATCGGGGACGCAAGCAAGGCCAGGCGTGTACTACGATGGACCCCGCAGGTAAAATTTGAGGAACTGGTCCGGCTGATGGTCGACGCGGAACTTAAGTCTTGACATTCCAGTAGAACTGTGGTATGGTAAGGAAGTTAAAGAATTCGTTAAGATGTTAGGGGGCTGGATGTATCACGAGCAAGAGTGCGCGGAAGAGAAGAGAGAAGACCGTTTCAAGCTGGAGTGCGTTATCGTCTGCAGGGAGTACTCGGACTTTCTCGCTTACACGCTGCCCCACAATAAGCAGATGTTCGACAAGCTGGTCGTGGTGACCAGCAAGGAAGACCGTAAGACTCGGAAGCTGTGCGAGTTCTACCACGTGCACTGCGTGGTATGTCCGGAACTGAGCGACCCCGGGATGTTCAAGGGCGACGCTATCGACCAAGGACTCCAGCATCTGGAACTAGACGGGTGGGTCCTTCACCTGGACGCGGACATCTGGCTGCCTCCTCAGACCCGCCGACTTTTGGAGCGCGCGTGCCTCGATAAGTCGATGATCTACGGAGCAGACCGTTTCAACGTTAAGGGAGCGGGCGCGTGGGGCGAGTTCCTCCGTTCACCGAAGCTGCAGCACGAGTGCGAGGCTTATATCCACCTTAACAACCACGACTTCGACGTCGCCACGCGCGTTATGGCGCACGACACCGGCTGGGTACCGATAGGATTCTTTCAGCTGTGGCACCCTTGGGTCAGCAGCGTTTACCATTACCCGAAGGCGCACGGCGACGCGGGCCGAACCGATATGCTGTTCTCCAAGCTCTGGCCTCGCGGCAAGCGCGGATTTGTTCCTGAGATTGTATGCTACCATCTGGAGTCGGAAGACGCCGGTATGGGCACCAACTGGAAGGGCCGTACGACTTCCGAATTCAAAATCGAGAGGAGATCACTTTGGCAAACTTTCAGCAAGCTGTGGAAAAAACGCTAATTCACGAGGGCGGCTTCGTCGATAATATTCACGACCCAGGAGGCGCAACAAATTTCGGTATCACACAAGCCGATATGCCTGGTGTCGATATGAGGACTATCACCTCTGAACAAGCTGTGGCCTATTATTCTGAAAATTACTGGAAGCCACTTTATTCCCAAATCACTGACCAACCGATAGCAGAAAAATTATTCGATTCTGGCGTGCTCTTCGGCGTCGCAACTGCCGTGAAACTTCTGCAGATCACGTTGGTCAATAAGGTCAGCCTTATTACCGACGGCCAGTTTGGTCCCAGCACCCTTTCGGCGGTGAACCAGAACGCTAACCTCCTCCCCGCGTATCGCACCGTTCTGATTAACCACTGCATGAGCATTATCAACAACCGACCGGAGTCGAGCGTATTTGTTACTGGGTGGGTGAAACGGATTAATTCGTGATAACGATGGGCAAGGCCTGGATGGCCGCGCTAATCTCCTGGATACCGGGGATGAAGCACCCGTCCACCACGAAGACACAGTTTAAAAACTGTCACGAGTACGACCGAGTCCGGATGGTCTTGAAGGCTCGGTGCAAAATCTGCGACGCGACCGTATCCAGGGACGCGGAGCTGGCGAGGGAACTTGTCTTCGTCTGCAAGGACACCGACTGTGGTTGCAAGAAGATATACGGCGCGATTAGTCACCCTGTTTGCACGCTTTGTTTCGATATGTTTCAAGCGCTTTACGTGAACTACGGGATGGCGTACCGGAACTACTTCAAGGATATGGACGACCGGGAGAAGAAAGAATTCAACGACCCCGAGAAACGAAAGAGGATGGGGCTATGATTCTGTTGAAAGCGCTGTTTTTACTGGTCGTACTAGTAATTGGCATCCTGGCTTGGGGACGGCATGATTTCGGAGATTTATAAAGGAGAAATATGAGACACGACTTGAAACTAATTGTATTCGCCCAAGGTTGGCTAGGCTCAGAACTAGAACACGCGGCCTCTGACGTGGAAAAGTCTGGCGGCGATACCACTATCGCTGTACAAGTTTTGGAGCAATGGCGTCTGATAGACGAGGGCATCGATGACCTTGTGAAAGAGAACACCGACCTCCGACGCAAGCTGCAGCTCACGAGAAACGCGCTGGAACTGTGAACCTCCGTTGGAACGGTCGCTTCGAGGCAGAGTTCAGTTCTGACTTTCAGGGTGACCTAGCTGCCGTTAAGGCCGCAGGATTCAAGTCCGATACGTCCACGGGTACCTGGGTCTGGTGGACCGCGAAAGCGTCGGTCCTGGCGAAGTTGAGAGAGAAGCGGCCCGCGAGCGGCTTAACGATAACCGCAGACGCCAAGGCCAACTACGCGCCGCTGGCAGAGCTAGAGGCCAGGAACGCGAAGATCAAGGCCGAGGTCGCGCAGCAGAACAAGTCACAGAAAAAGAAACGCAAGATCGAAGTCCAGATTTCTAACGCTGTCGTGATGCCTGAGAAGGGCTATATCGAAGCGTCCGACCTCCCGCCGATGCCCCCCAACCCCAAGAAGTACGTCCCTCCCCCGCCGCCTGATACGCTTTGCATCATCTGCGGAGCCCCTGTGTATTTTTATGAACTCCAATCGCCGCCGACCTGTTTATGGGATGAAAAATTAGTCCTTGACTTTTCTAATGAAGTGTGCTAATGTGCGTGAAGCTGTCACTTCAAATTGAAAAGAGGATAAATGAAAAAGTTTCTCCCAGCCATCTTAGCTTTACTATTTTGTAGCGCTCCAGCGTTCGGTTGGAACTGCAGCGACTCGCTCGCGGCGCGTGTTCCGGTACCATCCGGCACTTCCGGCTCCTTCGGGAACGGGGACGGACAACTCTTCCTCGGGACAGGCACCGAGGGCGTAAAAGGACAACTATACCAATGTCAAGTTCCGAAACCACCGGTAACACCCCCGACGCCGCCACCTACTTCGTCGAACTCACAGACACAAACGCAAAATCAATCACAGACGCAGAACTCCTCAGCCGTCTCAAATTCGACCTCGACTTCCTCATCGAATTCGAAAGCAATCGCCAGCTCGAACGCGTTAGGCGGGAGCAGCACGTCGAACTCGAATTCGCAAGGCGGCAACGCGACTGGCGGGTCCGTCTCGGGGTCGGGGAACAGCCAGAGCACTTTGAAGAACTCAGGCAACTCCTCAAATACGAACAGCAACTCCGCTCAAGGTGGAACAGGCGGCACGGCTTCCTCTTCCAATAATTCGTCCGGTAACGTGACCAGCTTCTCGTCGGTCGACAACCAGGTCCGACAGACTCCCCCGGCGTACGCGCCCGACGCGGCGTTCACGACATCACCGTGCGTTAAGGGATTCTCGGGCGGCGTATCGTCGCCGGGACTGGCAGGAAGCCTAGGCATCAGCAAGACCGACAAGGGCTGCGACTCCCGCCAGGCCGCTGTCATTTTCTTCGCGCTCGGCAACAAGACCGCAGCCGCTAGAATCCTCTGCTCCACCGACGCCGCCAAGCGTGCCAAGCTGACCGTGGACGAGTGCCTAGCTATCGTGGCACCGACCCAGCAGGTCATCGTACGAGAGGCCCCCGTGGCTCTCCCAGCCCCTCCACCGCAGGTTATCATCATCCAGGCCCCCCAACCAGCACTTCAGCCTCAAGTCGTCCCCCAGGCCGTTGTAGCGCCACCGCAGCCCGATTGTAAGCTGCGGACGGTCGCTAGCTCGGTCCACTACCAGAGGGTCTGCAAAGCCAGCGTAAAGATCGCCAACATTGGCACCTGCAGGCTGCACAACGGGACTCCGGAGTCGGGCTGCTATATCGTCTTGGATGAGGCAATCGGCGCGGCTAAAAATAATGAAAGAATTCTCTTGACAGGTCCTATCGAATCTGGTAGAGTGATCTCGTACTTGAAACAACACAAGATCAGCTTGGACCGCATCACCCTCAAGCTGGCGGACGAGCAGAACTCAACGCTGCTGGTTCAAATAGAGATCGGAGAATAAAATGCACGACGTTCACTCGATAGCGGAAAAGTATCTCCAGGATATCCAAAGCGGCAAGGTCTCTTTCTACCAGGAAGAGCAGCCGGACCTCCTGCTCCCGGGCACAGGTTTGACGCCCGATATCTCTGACCGGGTCGTAATCACCCGCTCGGAGTCGCCCGTATACCTGGCGGGGATTAAGCCGTCGGGACGTCCGGTGTGGACTCACTGTTTGAAACTCGCCTCCTCTTACGACACGCCTTCGGATAAGCTGATAAACGTGCTGGAGCGGATGGACATGTACCAGATCGAGGTCGACACGATGCCCGCGACCTGGTTCTCGAATCACAATGCGTAATCATAACTGCCTCCAACAAGGCAACGGCGGGGAGTACATATGGTTGTGCTCCCGCTGCAACACCTGCTATGTGTGCAAGCATCGCGCGGTCTTTTTTGATTCAGAGGAAGTCTGGAAGTGGAAGAATAAGGCAGGGAAGTTTGAAGAACTTATCTTAGACGGGAGATTAAATGAGCGATAAGAAGCCATACAAAAAGCAGTCCCAGAAACCAGCCACACCGCTGACACCAGAAGAGTTTGCAGCCCTCCAGGCCGCGAAGCTGAAGGCCCAGGCGGAAGCCAAGATCGAGCGTGACAGGGTGGAAGCGTTCGGTCGCACGTTGCCTTCGCTGTCTCACGGCCAGCTCGTCAAGGTGCTGAAGAAGGTCATCCGGAAAGAGTACGCGGGCAAGCCGCCCGTCGCCCAAGCCGGACTCACGGTCGGGCTCGGCGCGATTCTCCTCACTGTCTTGGAGAACACCAACACTCCCGAGAATCCTTTCGGAAAGCTGAACTCGTACCCACGCTAATGAACAAAAAACTTATAGAAATCATGATACGCGTTCACAAAAAAGTGGACGTTAACGCCTTATCCGACGCCGAGTGGCAGCAGTACAAAGAAGACAGGCGAGAGATGGAAGCCGCGTTGAAAAAGGCAGAGCGTGTTTGAAATCTTCCTCTGCCCTCAACACGGTATCATCCCGAACCTTTTCCGGCTGCTGGTCGGTAGCGACCCAGGAGTTTTGTTCTTGACAATCCAGCTGTATTGTGGTAAGTTAACTTCGTTACTGAATAGGAGAAAATATGTTCAATCTTAAAGAGTTCAACGTTCAAAAGTTTGATTCGATTCTGGGCCGAGGACTGTGTTCGGGAATCGGCCAGCAAGGTTCCCAAGTTTGTATCGAGGCCGCTATTTGTGAGACTCTCGGACTCCCTCACGGTGATGAACCCGGTTGCGTATCTGCTGCCGTGCGATCTTTCAAAATTACTCTTAATGATTCTAGATGGTCCTCTCCAGCCGCTAGAGCTAACGGACTGCGCGCTCTTGGCATAGCCCAGCTCGGCTCCTTGGGCGTGGTGGACGATGTAGAATTTTCCAAACGGCTTGCAGAAAAGACTGTCCGCGTCCTAATCCCTAAACTCTTCCGTGATGTCTTCAAAAATAATAAAACGTGTCTCGAAGCAGCAGCCAGATGCGAAGAAGAGGGCTCGAAATACGACGACGCCGCCGACGCCGCCCGCGCCGCCGCCGCCGACGCCGCCTACGCCGCCCGCGCCGCCGCCTACGCCTCCGCCCACGCCGCCGCCTCCGCCGACGCCGCCGCCTACGCCGCCGCCGCCGCCCGCGCCGCCGCCTACGCCGCCGCCAGTGCCGCCGACGCCGCCTCCGCCCGCGCCGCCGGAGATAT